ACGGTCAATTTCCAAAGAAACTTCCTTGCCAAGCAAGTCAGTCAATTCACGCTCAAGGTCCAAGTTGTGGTACGCACGCAGGTCCTGAGCAGCTTCGAGAGTCCAAAGCGCACGGAACTTACGGGTGCGAGCCATAACGGCTTGTTGTTCGATATGGAAGTTGATTTCTGGAATTCCAGTACCTGCAAGGTTTTCACCAGTGGATACGTCAAGAGCGTAAGTCTTGGTAGTATCTGGGAAAGCAGCAATCTTACCACCAACAGTATCGTTAGCAGCGAGAGTGTGCCCGGACAAACCAGGTTGGTCACCAAAACCATCGTATGGTCCCCCATCAGCGATTTGGTCATCCAAAGATGAAAGTGCGCCCCAACCACCATCGGCGTTAGCCGCGGCATCGCGACCAGCGTACGTTAGGTTGTAACGGCTGTATACGGTTTCGGTTCCAGCATTGCCACCCGTGCCTGAACGGGAGTAACCTAGGTAGAATACCTGGGATACAGGGGCTTGCATTGGCTGAACGCCACAAACCTTATTAGCAATTAGTTCCGGGAATACCCGGCGAATGAGAGGGAACGCAAATTTCTGAAAAGTTCCAAGTGAGCCGACTTGAGTGGATTCTTGTAGTGATTGTCCATCTTTAGCCATTTCGTTCATGATAGAACGTGCTTGGTTCTCTAAAAGGACAGCGGTACTCTCACGGGTTGATGAGTCCTCAATCCCTTCCAGAATAGGATTCCACTTCTCAGTAAGCGTACGTGAAGTGTCTTTATTTAACATAATATTATTTATCCTCCGTGAAAGTACGCGATAGGCGCACCACATCTTCGGTGAGGAAACGGTTTTCCGAAGACGCATTTGTGAAATTATCTACCGTATCAGTTTCGTTAGTGATAACTACTGCCGATTCGGAAGAGCGGAATGGTGTATCCACTCGCTCTTGTAGGTTTTGGTTCTCTTCCATTAGAGATGACATCTCACTTTTTGAGGAACCTAGCTTGCCTTCTAGCAAGCGATTTTCTTGAGCCGAGTGCTCAAGCGCTGAATTCAAAGTTGTAACTGATTCTTCAAGGCTTGCAATTTTTGCAGCGTAAGAATTAGTGATGCTGTCTGTATCTTCGGAGACAATATCTGCCGCTACTAACTGCTTGACCGCTTCGTAAATTTTTACGGCACGGAAAGTTTCGTCGGTAGCTTTTAATTCTTCTTGAGCAGTTTCTTTGAGTTGGTCTAATTTGGTACGTAGAAAACTGCTCACCTTAGACTCTAGAAGTTTTACTTCATCGGCGACGCGCTGGTCCACATGCTCATTGATGAGGTTATGGATTTCGGCTGCGCCACTCTTGGAGAGGTCTCCGGGGAGGGCTTTTACGATTTGGTCAAGAGTGTTACTCATAATCTTATATAATATCTATGTAAACAGGTCTAATAAGTCTACTTATTTCTTAGTGTATTCTTAAGGGCTGTAATATAAATTCTTTCCTGCTTATGGTGGTCCATCTTTTCTACAATAGGGTCACGCTTTTCATGAAGCATGTTCTCCTTTAAAGTTGGGAACGCACCTTGGCACGACGGGTCTGACACCATATCCCAGGTAATCATTTTTAAATTGTCTTGAACTCGGTAGCAGTCTTCGTGCATATCTTGCTCTAGGCTTCCAGTAGCTCTGGAAGAGATGCCTACCTGTACTCCTGACTTCAGAAGCTCTTGTAGGACTTTACCGGATGGTGTATTCAACACTTCCGCTTCGCCGATAATCCTGTTACCTTCAAACGTTAGACCAGTAATCAAGTGAGAAGCATTGGACAAGGAAACAACTTCACTAGAAGGGTGGTCCAATTCACCTACCAATCTACGCTCTGCAATCATAGTACCCAGCTTTTGGCATTCTCGCTCGAGAAGCTTTTTACTGTAGATTCTTTTATTTCCATTAACAGACTCAGCCTCAGAAAACAGCCCACGAATTTTCATAGGCTTACCCCCCTTACCCTCATTGAGGATTTGGACTTCTCCAAAGGAGTTGAATTCTCTTAGTAGGTTAGTCATTACTTTTTAGGTCTTGGATTGTTATCTAAGTACTGTTGAGCTCTTTTGTTTCTAGCGGCAACCTCATCATAGGCTCCAAGATAATCGCCACGCTTCGCGCTGCCACGATTACCTTGACTTACATTTGTACTATACGTTGCGTGACTAACTGCTTTCTTGTCCTGGTTGATGTCATCCATGAAATCTTTTGGTTTGTTCATGCCGGCGAATCTCTTTGCATTAGCTGTGCCTACCTTTCGGGCGCGACGTTTAGCCAACTTACCTTTAACCCATTTACCTACTTTAGAGCCGACTATTTTCTTCTTTACATCGCGGACGATGTTTTTGCCAGCTTGCACGATTCCTTGGTCTGTTCGCATTTCGCAGAGCATTTGATTTGTTAGTTTTCGTACCATAATTATTTACCTCCCGCGTACGGGTTTTGTGGATGTTTACGAGAGTGGGAAGATGCTTTACCGAATCCGCTCTCACCTTTGTCTTGTCCGCTGCCTGCGGGTTTCTTTTTAGCGGTCATTAGTTGGTTCTTAGTCAACTTAACAACTGGACCTCTGCCTCCGGTTCGGACTCCTCCTGCACCGAAAGTGTCACTTGCGGGACCTTTTCTACCAAAATCGGCAACGCTTACGTCCCCTTTATACCCTTTGCCTGTGGCATTCTCGGTTAAAAGTTCACCTACAAAGTTGTTAAAAGACTCGTGATACATTGCTTGCATATCTTGATGGATTCTAAATTGAGTTTCATCGTCTTTAGATTGTGCGCTCTTACGTTTAACGCCTTTGTTGTTGTTTTTACGTCCTCCAGGTGAGGCATCTTTAGGAGCCTTAACCTGCATAATTTTAGGGGGTGTGGACGCAGCTTTAATTTGTTTAGCTTGGTCTTTGTCTCCAGGTAATTTAACCTGCAGTGCGGGATGGTGAGATTGACCTTTGTCCCCTCCAGCCATATTTACACCAACGGCGCCTACACTTGTCATCTCAGACACGATTTCCTTAGCTTTTCTAAGGATTTCAATTTGGTCTTGGTTGAGATTTTCGTTTTTCATTTTCTTTACTGGAGCTTTTTTCTTTTTCGTTAACGATATAGGTTTTATTTGTCCTACGCCGTAACTGTCTGCACTTCTTACCGTTCCGGACTTATCCGTTTCGAAATCTTTTGGTTTCGGTAGAGGTTTTACATCCTCGCCTCGCAAATAAGCATTTCTATCTTGGTGACCCATAGCTTTCAACTCCTCTGGCGTAGAGGGGGTTACAACCTTTTTGGCAAACTTTTTAACTCTACCAGCTAAACTCTTAAGGTCTCCTTTTAAAGTGCGTGCTGGCGCTAGGCCACCATGTTTGCTTTTAGGGTCGACCTCCCTTGCAGTTTTTAAAGTACCGCTTTCTTTTCGTGGTCTGTTTCTATAGTCGCTTTGGTCGCCTGTAACATAAGACTTTGCACGCCCGACAGCAGTTTTAACAGCATCCATGCGCTTACCTTCACCTAGAACGTGGGACATTAAAACCTCATGCGCAGATTCGGTCAACTCAGGAAGTTCTTCTTGTTTTTCCTGAATTAGACCTTCAGCGGTGGGTTGCCCTGTTACCTTGGAGGCATCTGTTAAAACGCCACCTAAAATTTCATCAGCCATTTGCGCGATGGATTTTTGAGACATAATTACTTCTCGTTAAGGTAAACTACAAAATCTGCTTCTTCTTCTGTGTCAACAACGAACATTTCGCCTTCTTCGTTTTCAACGATGAAAGCAAATGACTCCGCAGAGTCTTCGTCCTCGGTTACATTGTATTCGACACCGTTAAGTTCCATAACAAAGTTCTCAGAAGATTCTTCACCTTCCTCAACACTTTCGCATAGAGTTACGTAAAAATCGCCATCGCATTCGACGATTTCATCGAAATCCAAAGAAGCCTCATCAAACTCAACGCTTTCCGTTAGGATTGGGTCCTCTTTTACAGATTCAAAAATGTTGTCAGAAAGTTCTTCAAGCTTGATACAAAGAGTTTCCTCGATTGCGCAAATCTCTGGTGAGAGAGCGAAGAGTTGGTCGTCCACTGCAATGATGCTAGGGGTTGCCGGAGTGTTTTCGAGACCCAGGTTTTCCAGAATCATATTGACAACGTTGTCGTCAGCAGGCATGATGCCTAGATTGTCATTGTTTTCTTTATATTTCATAATAGATTGGGAAGAGGTTTAAACTCTTCTATTTTATTTAGTAGTTACTTAGAAGAATCAACTTGTTTTTTTAGCCCTTCCATGAGATTTTCAAGTTGTTTTATCTTAACATCTTGTTCTTCATCTCTTTGGTCAATATCTTTTTGGGAGACAGTATTGCCTAAATCACCAAACTTTTTAACCCACTTCCTACCACGCTTCGTTACAAGAGGGACTAAAACAAAAATTGCAGCGTACCACCAGCCGAGTTGAAAAATTAAATTTTTAGTTTCATGTATGGTACTTGCAGTAGTCCCTGGCGCGGGCTTACCTGAGTTAGCGGCTGCTAAGGCAACAGCGTCGCTGACTGGAGCGTCATTATTGGGGAATGCCATTTGTGCTCCAGTTACACCAGCGGCTCCCCCTATAGCAGCGCCAGGGGGTCCTCCTAAAGCAGCGCCAATTGCTCCTCCGGTCGCTCCTCCAGCAATAGGCATTAGAGTGCTACACCCCGGTAGCAATAAAAAAATAAGTAAAAATCGTAACATTAATCAACCCAATCATACCCCCCCAAATCTTCTCCACCTACAGAGTTGTCTGCAGTAGGTAAGTAGGAGGCATTAAGATATCTATGCGCCGGACCCGTAATTTTGATTTTTACACGCTTCCTTTTAAAGCCAGTTTCGGTGGTTGTCCAGTTAATGTAGTGGGGTTTATAATCAGAAGATAGGTCACCCCACCAGAATGCTTTTTGGTGGTGGTGTTGGTCGGTATGTTCGCTGTGGTTCACTTTTACAATGGGCATGTTAGTCATTAACACAAACCCATTGTATCCCGGAGAATTTTGGGAGGCTATAAAATCATAACCTTCTTCCTTTGGGGTGCCTGCGGTCCATGTATTCGGTGGGTAATATTTATTAAAAGTTTGGTGTTCGCCTACACAGTTGGCTACCCAACTAGCAGTTTCCGCGTCGTATTTCGTTTGTCTTTCATCTAAAGTACAAATCGCATCATAAGGTCTTAAGTACGTCGGACCGTCCTGGTTGCAGTCGAGGTAGTTGGTAGGAGGTCTTAACGGGGGTCTTGCCCCAAACCTGTACCAAACAAAAGTTCCCCAATCATTCGCGGTATCAAAACAGTTTGCTACTTCGATTTGTAACGCATCAATAGCTGCCGGGGCAAAACCTAAAGCGTCAACGTCAATCCAGTAGGGGGCATACCCTAAAGGGATTCCCATATGGGGAAGCTCATTGCGTACTGTTTTTCCTCCGCCTACCGTAACACATTTTGTATACCAATGACCTCTGTCTGTCCAACTACCTCCATGTCCGAAGCCAGACCAACCTGAACCTTTGCGCCAGTGGTGGTGCCATACCTCTTCGCACTCCTCGTGTGCATCCCGTTCAGGGTTGAAGGGTGGGAACTCGAAATCTAACTCTAGATGCTGTAGCTTGTACCTATTGTTTGGGTCCAACTGACTGTCTCCCATTTTAGCAGGCAATTCTGGTCTGTGTTTTGTCGTATGGGTATTTCTCTTGTGTTCAGCCCTGTATTGTGCTGCTGGGTACTCCGTTATGTCTCCATCTTCAAAGAACCCCCATACATTGGTGTTGTAGCTTAAAAATCGTCTACGGTTAATAATTCTCCGACAAAGGACGTCTTGGGCTCCATATATTCTTGACCTGTAGCTTTCATAAGGTTTCTCTTCGTGCATCAATTTAAGATTGTACGCGTCGTGGTAAAACCTGTCAAGGTAATTTCTAACAGAGGGGATGTATTGCCCTTTTTGGTACACTAAGTCTCCTGCGAAGCCTGTACCTGTCAGGGGGTTGTACCCTGGACTATACAACCAACTTGCGTCCTTAGGTCCCACCCCCCACATAGAGCCCCACACGGGTATGGGGGCTGAGGAGGTTCCACACTTAGGATAAGTGGGGTGAGTTTTTAATTGAGGGAAGGTTCCTCTCGATGATGTTATAGGTGCGGCTTGAGTTTGTGGACGAGCTACAGCGGCTTCCATAGCTAAAAGCCGTCCTTCGTGGTTTCCAGGAGGTAAAACACGTTGACCTGAACGAATCTCGAAAGTATTCCACTGGTCTTTTCGCATTACGTAATCAACTAAAGCCTGGTAATCTGAATCAAGAACAGTTAGGAATCTATTTGTGGCTTCAGGGTTGTATGAGTTTGCAATTGCCTGTCGCTCAGGTAATGTGAGCTCGGTGGACCTAAAGAAAGGTCTGATGTCGGCTACCCAGCTTTTTTGAATAGTCCCTCCAGAATACCCTTTGGGAATCTTAACATAAGCTACCGGGACGCAAAAAAGCCCAACATCTGCTTTTGAAAGGTAGCCATTTTGTGCGCCTGTCTGTTCGTCTGTAGACGAAACAATAGGGGTAAAATAATCAAGCACGCCAGGGGTGACGTGGAATGATGCGTTGATGAAGTCGTCAGGCGCAGGAGTGGTTCCAAAAGTACGCGTGGAGGAAAACCTTTCAATGGATGTTAACCCCATACCGTACGTCTTTGCTTTTGTGATTCCTTTTGAATTTGCCCTTGGCGTTTCTCGGTACTTATCAACCCCTTTAGAGGGACCCCAATCAGGATGCCACGTAATATTAGGGTCCTCATCACCCCATAAATAACGGTTATCTCTGATGAATACCGGTGAGTTGCGGAAACCTCCACCTTTAATAACAACCAATTTAGGTTGCATATTGTCGTCTGAAAGCACAGTGGGGTTTTTATCAAACTGGTCTTGTGAGGGGAATCCTTGAACGCAGACTAAATCTAACCTGTGACTAGGTGGGTCCGGAGCATAATTTTCAAACCCTCCAAGGTTGGAGTAATTAAAATCTTCATCTTTCCAAGCATCAAAACTGACATGTTCTCCTTGGAAAAAAATAACAGAAGACCGTTGGGACTCTCCCATCCCATGAAAACCAGTCCGGATGCCCAAGTCAGCGTGGCTTTTATCTGAGTCTTTGCCCCCGCGGCGGGTATTTAATCCTGAGCCTTTCCCAGTCGACCTAAAAGGTCCTGCTTGGGTTGGCATACGACACAGAAACGTGCCAGGATTTACATACAAGGTATTTTGAACAGCTTCAGGTTGCAGTGAAAGTACTCTTTCCCTATCAAAATCAATATCTAAGGAATCTTGTAACTTATTGTAAGCCTCATCGATTTGGTCTTGTATAATAACATCGTTATCTGCAAGACCCTTTAAAGGGTTATTGTCCTCAGTATGCTCATAAGCACCTATTGGTCCATGGAGTTTAACCTTTTTAATTTTTGCCATTTTAATAAATCGTATCCGTAGCTACTTCAACGCCCTCGTACAAATCAGGAGTAACAGAAAGACCTACGAGAGTTACAGAACACATCATAGCACCTTCAATGGCAGTAACATTTGCATACTTATCGTTTGGTCTCCAGAATGCCCACCATGGGTAATCCCTAACTTTTACCCTTTTTACAGTGTCAGTACACCCAAAATCAAAATCAATAAACCCAGATTCATATGAACCAGATTCTTCGTCTATATAAGCGTCATGCCTAAAAATATCATAAGTCCAAGCGTCTCCTCCCCATTTCATTTCCATATTAGGGGTTGCTATAATTGCCTCTACAGGACCTCCTGTATACCCTAAATCAGTTATGTTCAACCTATAATAGCCAGAAGGCATTGGCAGAGAGGGGTTATTGCTTTCATTTCCTTCGCGGGTTTCCGTTGCGGTAGAGTAACTTGAGCTTCGATTAGTTAGAGACTCATCGGCAATGTGGAAATGTAATGTAGTGTATAACATCCACTGATTTGTCCCTACCTTATATCTTATAGCCCTTATTGTTTTTTTATACGTTTCGTCATTTCTGCGCAAATGCGAATCAGGTAAGACCAAGCCGTCGTCAAGCACAAAGTCGAGACTTCCATCAAGTTTGAGTTCGTCGGTTTCGTCTGGGTCTAAGTAGAAAGGTTTTACTTCTTGACCATCCATACATGCTAGGTTAAAAGGTTGAAAAACCTCAATATCAGCGTTCTCGCGCATCTTCGCTTCCAGTGTCGCGATACGTCCTTCATGGTCTAAAAAAGGTCTTGCGCCTAAACCTTTAACTACATCATCTTTAAAATGTAAATACTCGGGGTCATTCAAAGTCATAAACCTATTATTTAAACTTGGAGCATGGGAAGTAGCTAGAGCTTGCCTCTCTGATAATGTGAGTTCGGTGGACCTAAACAAAGGTCTAATATCAATTATAGAATCCTCAGACAGTACGTTACCAGCCAAATAACCTCTTGGAACCTTAATATAAGCTACAGGAAGACAAAACACACCTAGATTATCAAATTGGTTTTCAGCCCAAACATCTAAACTTAAAGGCGTAATTCCTGGTGTGTGTGCTATTGCGCCTGTAGCGGTAGATGGAGATTTCCAAGAACCATTAACTATATCATCAGGGGCTGGTATTGTTCCGGATTCTCTCCCGTACACATCCACTTGAGATAAGCCTAAAAGCTTACCTTCTAACCCTTTATCATTTAGAATTTCACCTTCGGTTCTTGGGTTGCTCTCCCCTCCAGAGTTATTTTCAGCTCTAAAATAAGCGCCTTTTACGTATCCCAATCTTGGGTTTTCTTCTACGTTCCCAAACCTTGGGACAAACTCATTAGACTCATCCATCGAAGGAGAAGCTTGGATGTAAAGAAGGTCTATTCGAAAATCAGGCGCATCAGAATCCGTGAAATCATCATCGTTAAATTCAGGGACAGCAATAGTGTCTAAATCCTTGTAATTTATTACAGCGGTCCGGGCTGCTGATTTAGCTTCAAACTGTTCATTTCCATCTCTTTGTGCGGATAAGGTCCTAGGTTCATCTTCTGATTGATGACCTTTGAGGAGTACCGAGTTTGAATCAGCATCCGAACCCCATAGGCGCTCCATTAACCCATTTTCAAAGGTTGCTTTGGTGTTTACTCTAGAAATGAAATTTCCACTTTCTACTCTTAAAACTCCATCCTGTTTTTTACTCCAATACGGGAGCAACTCCTTGAATCCATGTTTACTAGGACTGCTTAAAGCAACATCAATCCTTGTATTCAAAATGTCAATCTGAGATTGAAGGGAAGCGTCGTTTGCTTGTAAATCCTCCAATGGCAGATTATCCACCTTATAGTAATAAGGGTCCCCCGGCAAGTAATACCTAATGTTTGGGTTTATTCTTTCTCGTACCATTATAATAATCTATCTAAATCAAATAAGTTGAGCGAGCGAACGCCAACTCCGAATGTTGAAGTACTAAAGGCAGAATCGTCTCGACCTTCCCCTCCTCTACCAGACTCCCCAGTGGAGCGGTAAATTGAGACAGCATTAACTTTTTTACTAGCCGCATGTTTTGCGTTTGTAAACAAGTTCGAGGCTGATTCGTCTAGCCAATTTCTCATATACCCCTGCCAATCCATATGAAGAGGTGGGATAGGAGCATTTGGGAGACCTCCTCTTAAATTTCCAAGTTCGTCATGGTACCAGGTCATTGACCCTTGAATCCCTGCGGGTTCATTAACTGCAGACGCAGCCCATCCTTGCCCGAAAACGTCCTCCACTCCAGAAAGTTGCATTGTGCCCCCACTGGTTCCGTAGAAGTCGTTACCCCCTTCAAGCCCCATAACTAACCGCTCATCCGAGCCGGAAAGGGGTATAGCTTGGCTTACATACGTTTGGTACCCAGCCGAATTAATTTGGTCCATGGCTCCGCCATTCGTCAAGGAGTTCGGAGAAACAATCTCGTGTGCTGTGCCGTACCCGGCACTTACCTCTACCAAACTCTTTAAATCCCCTCTGTGTCCTAAAAGGAGCCTGAACATCCCATAATTTTCGTAATGTCTTCCAGTGTTAGCGGTTCTAAGTTTAGGGTTAAAAGTTGTACCTAACCCCCCTTCACCGAAATAATCCAAAGCTACGCCGTTAGCCCATTTGCCGTTAGGTCCATGTGCAACTGCGGTCAGACAAAAAGCACTAGGGTCAGATACATTAGAGTTTGCGGCTGCAGTGCCATTAGACATTTTAACATTCGCCGCATGAATTCTAGACGTGTCAGCGATATTCCACAACATTAAATTAGTCGCATACGCGGCGTAAGAAATATTGTTCGCTGTGCCAGCCATGGTTCCAGACGCCGGCGGACCTGGTAAAAATCCACTAGCAGAGTAAAGACCTTGGTTTTTGGTATCCACGTATAGTGCTGTCAAGGTAGTAAGGGAGGATGCTCCCAGTTGGGAGAATGAGGATGTATCAATCATATAATGATTTTTCTTATCCCCAGCCATTGCCGCGCCAGCCTGAAACCACCAGTTCTGATTGTTTACTTTATAAGGGCTAGTGCATGTGTCGCCGGTTGTTGTTGTTCTTGCCCGGTCATTTCCTTCCATATCATAGAATACTCCTGAGCAACTACTTGGGTCATACTCAAAAGAGAAGTTAACACCATTAACGTCTACGTTACTATTACCTACTGCTCGAACGCACATTCCTCCGTTTGTATAATTATTCCGGTGCCATTTAGCCCCATTCTCCGTAGCACCAGGCGTGGCTACTAAGGAGTTACTTCTTTGGTGGTTAGTTGCATTGTTAGCTAATTTAACACACTCCTTCCCCGCGGCTGTTTTAGAGAACCCATTAGGGAAGAATCGGAAGTACCCAGCAGAAGTACAGGAGTTCATATCTAGATACGGGTTTTTTAATGACGCGCCAGTTGCTCCGGAGTTGTAGAAATTATCAACAGTGTCCGTTATTTGACCATCATTAGCCCCTCCTCCGATATTGTGTATAATAATATTGGAGTTTCTATTAGCTACTAATCCTGCTCTTGTTGAGTGAAGCTCAACCTTAGTATGGTTGGAGTCATTGGTGGTAACTCCAGGAGTGGAGCTTAAATCGAATCTGTCTAAATCAAACCCTATAGGGGAGCCAGGGAGCGTAGCTGGTCCGAACTTAACAGTAGAACCATCTTCAGCGAGCACTGGGACACCAAATCTTGAGATTTTAGTAGGACCCGTAAACTCAGCGACCGAATTCTGTCCAACATAAACACCTGCAGTTTGCCAGTTATGGGCTAGTTCGGCTGTTGCCATAGCGTTGGAAGGTGCACAAGTTAGAGATGTCCAAGAAAGTGCGTGCCCTCTAAAATCTACTTTGGAGTTATCTGTGATTGATACACAGGCACCTTTAATAGGAGCAGCATTCGTTTTGGCAGCACAGGCTAGTCCTACAAATTCAGCGTAGGAACCTCCCGTTACAACGATAGCCGGTAAATCGCAAGTCCAAGATGAATCCACAGAACCTACCATCTTTGCCAATCGTGGGCTAGCACCAACAGAGTGCATGTAATCATATATTAAATTTTTAGCACCGGAGTTAATCAACGCTCCGGCACCTCCCCAGGTTCCTAAATTTGTAAGAACAGTACCTACATCAGCAGGGACACATTGGCTTGAATTGCGTATGAGCAAATTTTGACCGTTCTGGGAGCAGGTATACGCTCGTTTGTATGATGCTGAACTATTAGCCCAGTGACCTCGGACAGAAGCAGAGCCTGTCGCGGGACCTCCACTAATTTTATCTCCTTGATACCCGTATATTAATTTAGAACTGTCCAAATCAAATCCAGCGTGAGTGTTCTCCTCGATATTAAACTGAGTTAGTTTTAAAACTGAGTTGTTCGCTTTAACTCCATAGTTGTTTAAGAAAGACTCCAAAATACCGAGATATGTTATTTGGGAAGATTCTAATTTAAAACCTACGTCATTTCCGAAGGCTTGAATAAATGATGTAACTTCATCTAAACTACATCCTCGCGTACGTGGGGGGTCGTTTAATCCGTCCCCTCCATGATTCCACAAAGTTCCTCCGTGTAATTTGGAAGACTCCAGCAGAATTCCAGTATTATTTTTAACAAAGTTGTACAGATTCCTTCGCTCATTGGGTTGTGAGGCGTTATCTAGTTTGTCGGGTCCTGAGTCTTCATTAACTGTTTCAAAATAAATCTCTGAGTTTGTGGCGTGGAGCCCTACCCCGTACTCATCCGAACCCAGCACCGTTCTGGAACCTCCTGAAAGGTTATAATTTCTGTAACATATTAACCCGCTAGCTACAGTTAGCTCTGAATTTTTAACGAATATCCCTGCTTTCGAGCAACGCATAGCTGCGCAACTTTCGAGCACAATATCTGAGTCGACAACCTCAAATCCATGACTACGCATGTGGTTTAAAGAGACTCCCATCAAATTGTTGGAGCCATCAGTACACAGACCACGAAGTGTAATTTTTCCGTGGCATCCTCGCACAGTTACCCCCGAACAGACGTTACCGTATAGATAACTAGATGCGCGGGATGTATTTACAACTGGCGTGGCACGGGTGTCTTGCAGAGGGGTTACCACTGATAGATTATCGCGGTAATTACTCATAGAGGAAGGGTCAACATCTTCGGTTACGATAGTAGGGTCACAGTCGGACCTGTAAGGCATTCCACTAAAACCCTTATAACCAGCATCGCCAAAAAAAATACCTTCTACTGAAGCAGTAAGGCTTTTTGTCTCCTCAACTTGGTCAGGACCTCTTTGCCAAAAACCACGGGCTGTTGTGTGTCCCCATTGTACAGCATCGTAAAGGTTTAACCCAAATCTGTGAGAGCTAGCGTCTGTAATGTTGTACCATGCTTTTGATGAATCTTCATCAGTGTTATCTCCTGCAGAAATTGTGAAATTCTCAAGTTGGTTTCTTCCTTCCCCGTATACGGAGGAAGCCGCCTTCATAATACTGCTTGCAGTGTGGGAGAAAAGCCTGTTTACAATTTCTAATTGTCCATCGCCCTCCGTAACAATATCAGATAATTCAAACTCCGGCAATGCCCCGTAAGTACAAATCTCAACCAGCACAGGGTAAGTTAATCGTTTAGGAATCAAATCCAAAATATCATGAATGTCATCATAGATTCCGATATCGCTATCCACATTACCAGCGGAAGATAAAGTGTAGGTTACAGTCGCGTCCGGTAAATTATCCTGATTGAGACCAACATGATGGAAAAGAGTGTCTGTTCTTTTTACTAGCTCTTGTAATGGGATGTTATCTTGCTCCCAATTATAAAAGGTGCTAGCATCAAACATTGTGATGTTAGGGAACTCCTCTTTAAAAACAGATTGTGTTGGTGTGGGAGCTAGTTGTGGGTATGTTTGGAATGGCATTAGAATTCAATTGTCCACCTAAAATCCAAGGTGAACTCGTTGGTTTTAACAATGTTAGCGAAAGTTCGATAGGCAATCATGTATAAAGTATCGGGAGTTGCCTCAGTGGGATTATTAGAGAAGATTGCGACCTCACATAAAGCTCCTCCGTGCGTTGCATTATCATCGATATTGCATGCACTGTCATTAAGAATTAGCCTCCACATAACTTTCCTGTCAGAGACTCGATGTATAAAAGCGTAAGGCAATTTAACAAAATCTTTTACAGAGGTTGTCCCTGCTGATGTCATGTACGTCATTGAAGATACTTTAAGACCTATTGTATTTTCATCTCCATATTGAGATGCAGGAATTGAAGAAAGGAGGTCACCTCGACCAGAAACCTGAACATTATCTTGAGCTCTAATAGCTACGGTCGAGGCTCCTGTTCCGATTTGCATCCAATTCGCTTGAAATGAACTCACATCAACATTAGGACCTGCAGCGAAAGCATGAGCGAGGTTAACTCCCATGCCGCTTGTAATTACATTATCCTCACTGTAATGCAACTCTTCTGTTCCATTGGAATAGACTTTATAGACCTCTAGGTGTCCTTTTATACTGTTAGCGTCGGTGAATCTCATGTTAAAATTTCAAGCTCCATATTATAGTCAAATAATCAGAATCTTCATGCATTTTTAACCCGCCTGCAAAAAATACTTTTTTAGCAAATAATTTCCATTTAGGTTCAATGTAATCTTTCAAGTTATATATGCTCTCTGTATATGGAGTGCCAGTTGTTGCCATTAAGTAAGGAGGGCGAGCATAATTATAATCTTGTTTTTTGGCAGACCCAGGACCATCAATAGCCCACAACCCTGCGGTTTCAATTCCACCTCCATAGTAATTTAAATATGCATACTCAGCCTTTGTAAGCGTTAGAGCGTACTTAACCACTCTCCTGTTGTCAGTCGCAGTATCAAACGGTCCGGATACAGCAAGACCCCCACTAGAATCATGCAACCAGCTCACGCTCCCTTCATTGTAATTTCTTAAAATATGTCCTCGAGGGGTAATCACACTATACCTATTTAAAACTCCATACACGGAAGAAGTGGTTGTGTTCCAATTTGTAGCATGATTCCCGTCAAACCCAAAGGTTCCAGCGGAAAACGTGACTTCACTTCCAGGCAGATAAGTTCCTCGATGGATAGCTTTTTCAAAAGATGGAATGTGCTCTGTCGTACTAGCGTTATAAAGTTGGGTTGTCGCAGTAGCAGACGGGACAAACTCCATCGCATTTTGAAAGTGCCCATACTCTCCAGGGGAGCTCGCATCGGTAACTACTTGGACGTCACAATCTTGCTCATTTGAAAACATTGGGATAAGCTGCGTGATGTCATCTGGAGAAACGACTCTATACCCTCTCATATCCCCTAAAACAGTAGTCATGCTTGTTGAGGTTGGTGAGGTTTTTACAAAAATGCCAATCTTGGCATCCAACTTTAACCCTTCCGGAAGGGTGAACTCTGGAGAAAGGTAGTTTGTAGTGAGGTCATAAACGTGTTCGAGTGTGCCTCCAGCGTTATAAAAATTGTCTATGCTTCTCCAACACGTAGTGTTAGTTTGGTAGTTAAGTCTGTTTTTGTTCGTTGGGACCCACTGGGTGTTTTCCCCTGTGCCGGACAAAAATAAAATCTTGTCACTATGCCCAATATCTATAAAAATAGCTTCCTTTAGTGTGGCTGCTGTGTTAAGGTAATCGAAGCTAAGGGAATACTTTCGTTTATGCTCCATGCCAAAATTCTCTAAAGTATCGCAGTAAGACACAATAGTATTATGGTATTTTCCGTACGTCGGAGCATACGTGCCATCTTGCGCCCCTACTCTAACCCTAGGGGCATCGTCTTGTCCTCCACTAACAAAAATCGAGACTTTTGCAGGGTGTTCAGTTCGTCCACTATGAGTATCTGTATTAGCGGTGTTAACGAATTGTGTAGACCATCCCCCAGGGAAAGAAACCCTAGGATTGGTGCCTTCTGCTTCGGAAGTCCATCTCGTTGTTTTGTTAACGTCCACACCATCATTAAATTGGGTGGCGGCGTCTGTTAAGGTAACGTTGTGTACCTCTACGTCAGAGCCTCCAGCGTGGAATAAAAGTAAATCATAAACGCTGTCCTCGCATGCTGTACGCATTGAAGACGCCATAGTACTTCCCGTATTTTGAAGAAAGCCATTTCCATAACCAACGCCCCAGCTATCTGGGGGTCTAAGTTTATCCATTCCGTAAATAGGAAGAACTTGTTGCTCCCCATTTAAATTTATCGTCTGCGCAAAATCCGTGCCTAGCTCATTCCAAGTATTTATACCAGAACTCACATCCCTCAAAGGTCTGTGCCCTGCTCTTGGTCCTGAGTTGGGGTCTCCATAAACCTCTACTGAGGATAAAGATGACGTGGCTACCCAGTCTCCGTTACCTCGATACATGTAATAAGTGTTGAGAGGTTCTCTGTAAGGGGAGGGTCCTTTAATTTTAGTGTTTTTTATATAAAAGGTACCCGACGGGTCTTGAAGAGCGTTGAAGTTCCCGTGTTCAGGATTCCCTTCAGGGGGAGGCATTTCATCGTCTGCATAAAAAATAAACTCTACGTCTCGGGTTCCCCAGTTCGAATGCGCTACATGCGCTTCCTTCTTCTTTGCACCCATAGGTGCGTCGCTTACAAAATCTTCATCTCGAACATCGAAAGAAACTTGTGCTGAAGTCCATCCCTTAGGGTCACCCCCCAATAATTCGACCTCTTGAGTGGACTTTGCGATTTTAGGGTAATGGACGCTCCCAGCGAATGGTCTAGCGTGAGACCCGGGCAATAAGGTAGTTTTGTAGTTGTCGTTATTGTTATACCCAATGTCATCCGTCGTTCTCTCAAATTTTCTGGTCTTGAAATTATACCAGTATGCGCGTTCTCCCTGACCAGCTTGACCGTAGGCTGCGCTTTTAACCCTAAGACCTAAACAAACAGGTACGTAATACCCCCAAGGCTCAGGCAAGGTCGTATCACAAAAATGCCGCAAATCTGTTTCGAACTTGAATTTTCCAGGGGGAAGACTTGCGTAAGTATTGTTAAGATTGAAGCTGGATACGTCCGTGTCTACAAATTTATAAAGAGGAGACCCGCCAACAGCGAGCCCAGGGGAGTTTAGTCTCCACCTGACACATTTTTGATGCTCCTCAAAATCGGCATCTGCTTGGGAATTTGTAGGAGGACCTTGAGGACCTGGCATTGTAAAGGCTGCTGCGTTATACGTTGTGTCAGGGTTAAACCATTGGAAGTAAGCATTGCCCGCGTTGTAGTAAGGTCCGACGGTGAGGTACTTAGCATAATCAAAATGGTACGGGTTACTGAATCCCTTATGTACAAGGGCTACTCCTAGTGTACCTGTACCTACGTTGGATTTGCCTTCTACAAGTAGGTTGTAAACTTTCGAAGGGTTTAACCCTGTTATTGTTTGCGACAAAAAGGTTTGTTTTTCTATTGACGACAGGGAATACCAGTCGGCGGGAGGGTTTTGGCTTTGGTCCGTGAGAATGTTTATTCCCGATGTAGGGAATCCAGTGCATGATGAGACTGTTACCCCTGACGCTGTAGCCTCGTGTACGTGCCAGCCTTGTACTTGTCCTATGTCTAGGTTCTTGAGTATTAATTTCCCTCGTACTCCGTTAGCGTTACCCGCGTGCCCGATAATATCTAACTTAAACTCGTCGTTATAAAAATCTAACGGCATATTAATATTAGTTTGAAGGGTTGTGGATGTATCCATCGACAGCCCTTGTCCTAGGTGGGCAGGGTTACCGCTTACACCCCACGTCTTCGCCACCATGGATGAACCAGACACAAAGTTATAGGATAAGTTTTTAGTTACATTTTTACATCTAATTTTAACCCCCATCATTTCGTTCGGGTTGGTGTCAGTGGAAGACACCGGGCAAGCATCGAATTTAACCACTAACGACCTGTGGGAGTACGGGTCGTTGAGAAACCCTTTCTCGAATCTCGAACCAGTTTGCGTGTAATAGTCGGTCCAAGGGTTAGGGAACTTAAACTTTTTAGTAAGTTGAGCCGTGCCAGACCAGTCAAAAGCAAGAGCGCAAGAATTAAAACACACCCCAATATTAGACTCATCTCCGTCTAAAACTCTTGGGGGTTTTGCAGAGGTGCCATAAGAATCTACATTATCTAAAGAAATCCAGCCTAAAAGACAGGAAGACTGCAGGCTTTCCCACAATGGGTTAGCAGAGGTGTACAAAGGTGATTGGTGTTCCCATCCGCCTATTTGGTATACTCCCATAACTTTTAACTCATCGGTATTTGCTGGCATTTCTTCCGATAACGTAGAGTAAGGGGTTAAGTCTTTAAAACTAGTGTTGGTTACTAATGATTCAACTTTATTGAAATTAGGGTTCTTTAAAAGTGTATCGTCTAAGGATTCCAGCCTCAAATCGTATAGCCTTACTTCCCCTTTTTCAAAGTCAGTAGCTTTTGGTGCAGTAATTCTAACTTTATAATCAAAAAGCTCAACGCGCTTCCCTTCATCAATCCTATCAAAAGCGGTGGTTAGTAAAGTTTCAGTAAGCTCCCCGGGGATAACCGAAGAAGCGTACAGCAATTTACTTAAGTTGTCCAAATTAGATTCTTCGTGTTCGTACACAAATCTGCTTCTATCGAAGTCCCACACCTGTTCCCTAAGGTCTACACTTAACGAATTTTCTCGATTGATTTTATCTACCCGTACAACTTCCATCTTCACAGGAAGGTCGCCTTCAACCCCCAAACTTAACTTATATTTCGTATGTAAATGTAGGTCTAAAGGAACTTCAAGAATAGCGAAATCTTGACCTTTTCGCTTTTTAATAACTATAGAACCTCCATCCTCGTCAGTCGTTGCAACCTTAACAAACCCGTGCTTTAAAATATTGGCATCTAAAAGTAGAGGGCGAGGAGGAGTTTTTCCAGGGTGCGGAAGTTTTTTAGGCTTTACAGGAGTTTTATGAAGTCCAAAACTTCCAAAGGAAGAAAAATTCCAGTTCTCCCTATAAGGAAGCAGGCTGTAGAATTTCCCACTGACGTCGAGGTACTCTGTAGTGTTAGACCCCCACTTATCATTGTCTTTGGTAAGTAAGTGTCTAGCATCTCTTCCAGCCATGGTTTTTGTCCCTGCTCCGAGGGTAATCGACTGAATTGTATAGTTGGATACCGACTGGTATACTGAGCTGGCATCCGGAGTGGTGCCGTCGGAAGCTTCGTAAGGAACGTGCGTAAATATGTCTGCACACGCTACTTTCCCGCTGTGCACAACCATGTTAGACTCTTCGTATGTTTTATCCCAACATCCGTCCTTTATTTGAAAAACTTCTACAATTCCTTCCATATTATTATTTAGATTTCGTACACTGTAGCGGTACGTCCTCCACCTCCAACTCCAAATTGTAAGCCGGCGTCATCCCCGTTTACCATGGCGTCACCTCCTGCAGGGAACATCATTTCAGACCTTCCACCTCCACCAACTCCCATATAAGGTGCTGAGAGGGTGGCGTTTCTAGAGTTAACGTGGTATTCGTCAACAATCTTATCAAAGTATCTTAAAATCACTTCTGTGTCTTCTCTATCATAGTCCGTTGTATTAAATTCTGCAGTTGCAAGTTTATTTAATTCTACGTCGTACCCATGTACTTTATGGACATCTAAACGTGTTTCCCGCGTCAATTGTTCAGCCCACGGACTTTCAACCCTAAAAAATTCTATGTAGTATCCAGTATTTTCATTATGAATATTAGCATGGGCTCCTTTTAAACGAATCCCATACTCATTTACAGGACCCCTTTTGTTTTCGGTGTTAAATTCAAAAACTAAATTTTGAACCTGTTTAGTTCCTGCGGGTAAGGAAAATATAACGCCATCCTCTCTCAACTCTTGAACTGCGTGCAAAAAACCCACAGGTTCTAAAAGCTGGCTTCCACTGGTGTGTTGTCGTCCAGTCATATACGTAACCGTTCCGGCATTGTCGTGGCGGTGGTAATGACCTCGGTATTTATTTTTTGAACTTTTTATTACAAAATCACCTCCATTAGAGTACATATCTCCCCTGCTGCCAAAACCTAGGTAGCCGTTAAGAAGATTTCTAGTGTAGTGATTTTCAGTCATGATATCCCACCGCCTAGTTATAAAATTATAAACGTAACGGGTTCCATTTGTTGTGTCCCCGGTGTTGTTGATATCTGTGCTTACCCTTACCCCTAACAAAGCAGTCTTATAATTGAACTCTATACCTGGGATTTGAAACCCTCTAGCCAAAGCTTCTACCGTAAACCTGTACTTAGACTCGGCGGTTAAAGTGTTTGACTCGTGGCTAATCTTTTCTTTTATAGAAACCTTTCTTAGGTAAGAATACCTTGCACCACTTCCCCCATGAGCATACCCTAAAAAGATTTGGTAATCATCGTTTGGGCTATAATCATCAGGGATTGTAACGTCTTCCGTTAATGTTTCAAAACCAGTAATGGATGTGGCGGCTTGGTCTACCCTGCCGGCGGAAATGTTACCTTCTACAAACTCAGAGCCGTCCCACACGGACCCTTGAGTGTTATTAGACAACGACATTGCCCAACCTCCTGTGTTCACTTGGGAGGATACCTCTAAGGATACAGTGTACGTTTTTCCTGGTACGAGCCCACGGCGAATAGGAGTAACAGAGTCCTCACTTGCTAGTAGCGTATTTATAGGCGTTATTAAGTTTGGGCAGCCCTTATTTTTCCAAGAAAAAGAAGAATTTCTGACGCCGAAAAGTAACATTCTATTTCCGCTGACATCAGTGTCCACGTTTATTAAACCCTCCGTGCTGCCGGTGGTAAACCAATCTGGGTCTCTATTATAATCTAGTAACTCCCAATGCTTGACCTCCGAACGAGAAGGTTGCGCTATACTTAAGGCATTTGCGTTTACCGCATCGAAATTTGAGTTTGCTATAAACTCTTTATTTTGTAATAACGGAAACTTAAACTTTAAACATTTAGCATAAGAGTTATGTCCTCCACGAGAAAATAAAGAAATACTATAGTCGTTTTTTGTAGTCTGTCTAAACAATGAGTAAGCATCGTTAAGGATAGCCATACTTTTGCTTGTCTTCCCAGCGGTTATTTGAACTCCCGACAAAATAGTCTCATTTGTATATTGGGCTTCAGGTGAGAGTCTATCAGCATCAGCTTGCCACGTTTGAAGCCCCTCCTCAGATAAGATGCCATAACTTTCAACAAGTTGCTTTACTCCACTTGAGTTAAACACTACGTTAGCATTTATATTATGACCTCCAATAACATTTTTGTATTCCGGGCGGGTAGATATAACGTCGTCAACTCCCGGTGCGTGACCTGGTGTGTGTGATTGGGATTGGTCCAAAGTACTATTTAAAACAATGCCTCGTGTTGGGAGGTCACCTCCGGACAGGAAAGGACCAAACGTGTGGTACATTATACTGTACGCATCGTCGTCTAACCTGTTCATAAATTGATTCCTGTATTTTCTATGCAAGATGTGAACACCCATGCCAAACTCCCTGTTCAGCATATCCTCATGATTAAAATTTAATAAGGACCGGTCCTGGGTTGCTTTATACCGTTTAAGGATAATATCTACGAGTTGGCGGTTTATCTCAAAAAGGCGATGTCTTTCTTCCGCGCCGAAGCCACTACAATCATTGTGGTAGGGTACAGGAGCTCGGAAGGGATAGGAAGCAGATGCGCCGATGCCAGTCTCTGTTGACATATATCGAGGGTGTGCATGCCCAGACCTTCCTGCTTTAATTTCATTGGAGGCATCGTAAGCTCTAGCAGATACAGGGAAATAAGACTGAGATGAGAAGTTCCACCCTTTAGGCACGAATGAAGATGTCACCATAGAACTGAACAAGTACCCGTTCGTCCCTGCTGAGGCATGCGTTGCAGAAGTGTCACCCCACGTATAGTTAAAGAAGAAATCCGTAGAGTGTGGGGTGTTTCTTCCGTTCCTGGAGAAGAATCTACCGGGCAGATTGTACCGTAAATTTCTTGCTCTCGATGCGACCCTGTATGGAATTGTTCCTGTAGCATCCCAGTATGTTGCGTCTGCGTTGGGAACGAACCTGCCTTCTTGTAGGTCTCCCCCACTTACTTGTCCGTTCTGGAGTCCGACGAAACCTTCGGAAACTGTGTCGTTGACGACATTTGTCGCGGCATCTTGTTTTGAGTAATCACCTTGGATACACAGATTTCCTGAAGGTAGTAAACCTCCAGTGCCCCAGCCTAACCCATCAAAGGTATTCTCCTGCTGGGAACCTCCACCGTCGGACAAATTCTTAACAATAACAGTATTAACCATTACACGAAGAGGTATGAATTCTCTAAACACAGAATGTAACATTCGCATGTTCTCCAAAGTAAGTTTGGAGTTATCTCTCTGAGACATATCAACATCTTCTGCGTTTATGTCCAAAATCATGGTCGATGATTTTCTATTCCAATAGTCACTTAAATTTGTAGTATCATCAAAAGTTCCCGACCTTAAAGGTAAAGAGCTTACGTTTGGAGGTACATTTAAAGCAGAAGTGTGAAATTTAAACCTTTGTCTGTCCCCTGGCATTGGTGGAGCTTGGTCAAGCCCTAAGTTTGCTTTGCAGTAATCGATGATGTACGCAGCCCCTTCTTGGGTCATGCCCAAGCCTCCGTAAATTTGGTTAGTGGCTAAAATCGCGGAAACACTTGAGAGAGCATCTAAGGTGATGTAAGAATCTGAGTAAAATCTATCCTTTTCCCAAGGTGGGATTTTTACAACCTTACCGCGGTGTTCAAACCCGTTAGGGGTATTAGGGTTTGCCTTTATAGACTTCCACATATCCTCATCTTTCCAATATTTCCCATTAATATGGATTAACTTATGCTGGTTGTCTATGTGCTCTAATAACATATCAACTGCAAATCTGCAGTTGTTATCCATATTGTCAGGGTCAAAGTTAACTGTTACATTGTTGGTGTTTTTCCACCATCTTGACCACTGCCTGGCTTCCCCCATTGTTGCTGATGTGAGGAATGATTCGGTTTTTATTAAATAGTATAATATATTTGGAAGGTAGGATTCCCACGTTTCCGTTAACCCACTTGTAGGGTAAAAAACATTTCGGTCAAAAATATATTCAACTACTGCGTCTAAGCCTGACGCAGTTCCTTTCATCCTGTATGCGTCTGCTGCATTCCGCAGTTGCTGTCTCCAGTCGGACACGTTTGTACCTATTAGTTTCCAACCCACCATAGCCGCTAGGTAGTCTAGAAATTGAGGTGGGCAATTATCAATGTCTACTAAATCTCCGAGAGAATCCACAACATGGTTCAAATCGTAAGATGCGTATCCTAAAGCTCTTAAAAACTTAGATAAAGAGCCACTATTTGCGAACTTGGTAGGGATTAGGTTAGATGATAAAAAGACTGATACGCTATCATCTACTATAGTGGACTTATCCATATTTGGATTGGTCCATAAAGATAGAGACGTTTTGTATGCATCTAGGAGTTGAGTCCCCGACAGGTATGTAGTTGAAGCCACTTGGCTAGTGCCCGACAAAAACTCTTGAGGTATAAACCTGCTAGCGTTTAATGTTGGGTACCCGTAGTCCCTGTTCTTCCAAACATATTCGGAGAATACACCTAAGCAATTTTCTTCGGTGACTGACTCTCCCTTAAATATTTTTCCAAGCCATAAGCTTGACAACGACAAAGAACTTAATTCTACATGGTCAGCATCTCTCCCAGCAAAAGGTACAGGTCCAGAACTATTTAAAAAGTACAAAAGACCTAACTTATCCACTAGCTTGTCGTGTGCCAATGACACTGTACTTACTTCAGGGTATAATGTTTTTAACCCTGGTGCTTCTCTATCGTTGCCTGAAAATATCAGGCGAAAAGCGTCATTTTGGTAAGACTGTTCCCCATTTAAAATGATAGAGCTAAGCGCGCTCGTGGTCATTATTGATTCGAATTCTGACGAGGCAGTGTAATCCACGAGGCTCAATCCTAGTGGCGCGAAAACATAGTCCTCTACGTCCTGGGGTGTGACCCTGCTTAGCTTGTTTGAAGGTACAAATCTTGAGCGGATTTCGTTCGTGGTTAGACCGCTGACATTAAAAATCTCCTTTGCGGCTTCTACCAGTTTTAAATAACTAGCCAAAACCTTATAGGAAAGCTCTTCCTCAACTCCATAGTTTACCTCCTCCCTTTCAGTATAAAGGGAAGGAACCAAAGGAGAAATATGGTCTATGTAGTTATATTTTTGGATACCCATTAAATAAGGTCCATCGTAAGTTCGAAATTATTTAGTTGTATAATTTCGTTAAGGTTTGCTTGAACATCCCCCGGAAAATTATCAACCGTAAAATACCGCACTCCAAGTACATCATGCATATGGTTTTGAAGTCTGGAAATTGATAAGGTCTCGCCAAACTCCCGGTTTGCCACATCAAAATATGATAAAAGTCCGTTGACTGCTCTTTGTTTAATTGCAGATTTTTGATACTTATCACTCTCATCAATACTAATAGTACAGTTTAGGTCAAGAGTACGAACTACCCCATCAACTAAAGTAACTTCGTCGGTCATCATTTTCATATTATTTAAATGTTCTAAAAGTTCAGACTTGAACTGTAAAGAGCATCTTTCTAATTGTAAATGCGATGCTTTTGCGAGACAATAAATATCAATGTTATTAGCGCCTGCCCCGTTATCTCTTAACACTGCCATGGCTTTCCCCATTACTCCGTTGGTTGAAGTAAAGGTGTTCGCAGCGGAAGTGTAGTCTTCTCCGGTTACGCACCTATGCTGTGCTTTAAACACGTGAGGGTAGTATTTTTTTGCATGGCTTGGGTTTTCTGAGTTCCTTCCTCCTGTAGAGGTTGTGTTGTTGTACATCCTCACTTGGGTAGTTGTTCCTGTATTTTTGGTAACAGTAACATAAGTATCAATGACTTTCCGTGCTATGTTTCCACGCTCACCTCCACCTTTTCTATAGAAGATTTTACAGGAGGTGCCGGCTGTCGGGCGCTTCCCTTTCGTACCATTTCCGAACGTAATAGTACAATTAAAATTATCGTCGTACTTCTTCTCAAAAACAGCTTGCGTTGAAGAAGCTAAAAATAGAGACTCCGTCTCTTGCCATAACAAACCATCAGAACTTGAGACCATAATACTCCCCTCTACTACCGGTCCTCCCGATAACCCTATAGAAAAAGTCTCATCTGTTGTGGGGAAAACATTGGATTCCTCTATCAACTCACCTTCCATCAAAAAGAAGTTGCCGTAAATTTGAGTACCTGAGTCCACGTCAAATTCTAAATCTTCTACGCCGCTAGCATCAAAAATGACATTACCGTCGGTATTACCTCTATACAATGTATACAGAATTGGCTTACCATCCTTATCTTGTGTCCCCAGGACCGTGCGTGAACCTTTCGGTACAACTACTGACTCTACACCTCCTTCGGCGAAAAACGAGGAACCGATGTCAACAGCAGCTTCTGCTTTGGAAGCGGTAGGACCTTTCAAGGTAACCCCAAGCAGGGCTAAGATTTTTTTCAGATTGGAAGTGCTTCTGACGGTGCTTAGGTACGACTCATTAGCTAAAAAATCGGCTTTTAGGGATATGACGCTCGCCAAATAGGCAAACAATTCAACAAACATAACCCCCATATCTGATTCAGAAAAGTTAGTAAATTCGTCGGGGTATACAGCCCTAACATAATCAAGCAAGGCTTTTTTATATGAGGCGAAGTCTGTTAAAGAATAATCAATAAACGAAGATTTTTCTGATTCAGGAATTGCGGCGTACCGCAAGTAGTCAGACTCTATGGTTCCAGCAAAAGCTGAAACGTTATACAAAGGGTTAGTGGGAAATACCATTTTTAAAAAGCAAGGTTTATATATTCAGTAGCGAGAGCATCTTCTTTTAAAGAAACAACTAATTCGATTAAAACTTTAGAGTCTGACATCAAACCTACTACGTCACTTGTGGGCATTGAAAAAAATACCCCATCATCAATCATGCTTATCTTTAAACTTTTAACATCTACACGTGGTTCATAAATGGCGATAGTCCGGTGAATAGTATTCTCAATATCTCTCCTTAAGAATGTATCCAATTCCTCAAATACAGCCATGTGGATATTTGTGCCGAAGTCCGGCAACATTACCCGGTCTCCTCGTCTAGTAGACAGTAAATCAATTACATTATCTTTAACTAACGAGATACCGTACTTCTTCGAGAAGATACCTCCCGAATTTCTAGGGTCTAACTTAGAGTTTAAACCTGTTAACTGCTTGTCGATTCCTAACGGAACGTACTTTACAGTATATGCTTCTGAATTTCCTAGTGCCATAATTATCTATAAGTTTCGATGTTTTTAAAATATCCCTTTTGGGCGTCGTAGTTAATATTAACCTCCTTTGTATCTAGCGATTTCGAATACATTTTAAAGCTTCCTAAAAATCCATCCAACCCACTTCTTGGGATTTTACGTGAAGACCCTTGATTCGACTGCCCACCTAAAGAAGGGGTGTGTTGCCCCACAAACCCTCCATAAATATCACTGCTTAACAATCTGCCTGAAAATACCTTGTATTGGTCGTTGGTGTTATACCCTAGGAATCCTAGAGGGGTTGTAGCTCCAGGTCTGTTTGAAGCAGGTCCAATTATATCTGAGTACCCGCCTCCAAGAATCCACGGAGTGAATACAGGGTATCTTGGGAGGGAGTCTGACCCATAACCTTCGGCTATATTTTCAGAACCTTTGTCTTCCGCGACCCAGCTTCCAGTACTATTCCTCTGCGGGTTGATAGGGCTTGGGATATTAAGTGGTGCATTAGGGGACATCTTAAACGCCGTAGATATTGAGGAAGTAGCGAGGGCGTTGCCATCCAAGAATACCGATGCAGTATCTGTAGTATAATCAAAGGAGATTACATAATGCGAAAACTCAGTATCACAACTACTAATGCTTTTACCCGCCGAAGTTTGCTCCGAAACAGGAATTATAATCCCGAGCTCAGTCCCTGAGGACGTGTTTCCGTGTCTTGAAGGGTTTGCTAAAATCATACCGTCGGTAGAATCAGTAATGTGTTTTTCTTGAATTGCTATACTGTGGTCCCACTCCCATCCGTCCTGCGCTCCGATTAAAGAGTTTTGACCAACAGTGGGTAAAATAACAAACTCGAGTTGCCCGTTACTACTTGCTATATCAGGTCCGTCCGTGGCAGCTCCGGAAACATGTTTGTCTCTAAAACCTACAACCATACCTTTGACTGGACCCCGGTCATTTTCACCAACCTCCGCTGTGATAAAGGTACCTTCACTCGGATGATTTCCACTGTTCTCACACGCAGCCACGACTCTATACCTGTGGTGGGCTGTTAAGCCTGCGGATACGTCTGGGATATGGGTCCAGAAGTCCATCGACCATCCTTTAGGGTTATACGTTAAACCGTTAACGCGTTCACCCGCGGCATATAGGCTCCCATCTTTAATATTGTTTGGAAGCCTTACATAACATCCTCCTTGGTTGTTATGTAAATCAGAGTAGTCAACAGGTCTAAAATAAATACCGTATCTCATTTCCGGGTTATATATCGCACCTCTTAAGAACGGAATGGAAACCCCAGAAGGGAAAGCATGTGCGGTAGAGGAAGCTACAAACTTACCGTTAAGTACTCTAGAACCCTCAGCGAAGTTATCTAACTCATACTTTGCAGAGTTAGGGGTTACTACATCTGGTTTTAAAAAATTGTAACAAACTTCCAAGCCTTCCGTAACTAGAGAGTCCCCAATACTTTTAAAGGTTGCTCCCGTACCAGATGCCCCACCGCGAGATTTAATAAAGTCTCCTGTGGAGATATCGTCCACATTAAACTCCTTTAAATAAATCGTATCCAAGAGAGGGTTGCCTTTAACAAACATTGGCTCCACGGGGTCAACAATACTTCCTACATCTTCTGCGATTACAATCTGTTTTTGTGTTTTTAAATTGGGAAGAATTCCTGTACCTTTCAAATATGAAAAGTCGTTCAAAGGAGCTCGTTCTAGACGTTTTCTCACCTTAAGGTTTCCTTCCGTATCTATCTCCGCGATAACATCACCGTGGCGTACCACACCATCTTGTGAAGTTACAGGCACGTTGCTTCCGTCGGAATTATATCCGTTTGTAATTAGTAAATGTACTACCTCAGCGTTGGTTAATGTTTTAATAATAACATCGGGACCTAGATTGTGACCCCTCCGTGTAATCTCAATACCTCCGAACAACCCAAACAGTTGAAGTTGTTTTTTTCTTTTGGTGATTTTACTCTCATACGCGTCACTTGTTGCAGTTTGAGAGCGTCTATAATTCACGACCGTTGGACTAGATTCTTGGAACCCTGTCTCAATTAATTCCTGTACCCGCGCTTCAATTTGAGTGTGGTGAAGATTCATATCCCTGTAATAAGCTTGCAAAACCTCATCAATCTCTAATAAGGTATCAACGTTACCGTCTGGGTCCTTGTCTTTGAAATCGAAAGAAAAGACGGTTTCCGAGATATACTTAAAATTGTCTTTGGTTACGGCTCGACCACGACCACCTTTAAAAGGGGAGCCTTCCAGCTTCCAAGAATCAGAAGCAGTGGCTACAGCTACCGTTAAAGGTATTCCACCATTCCTAGAATCATAATATAGACCGTCCTCAGATAAAATGAATTTACCTTCCGTTGATATAGGAGGTCCAAAAACTAAATCAAAGTTCGCGTCCTCCTCGGGTTCTTTTTCTTGCTGGTCTCTTAACTGAGCATTTATTGACGCTTGATATGCTTTGTTTTTCCTGTAAGGTTTAATAACGGAATTCTCTACGAAAGATTCATATTGGGTTATCGACTCTATTTCGCTTTCTGATAAGTTAGCACTTTCGAGCAACGCGTCGTAATTTAACTTAGGTTCTTCCGATGCGCCCGAAGCTCGTTCCTGCAAAATAACATTAATGTTGTTTAACTGTATCTCTATAGACTGGGCTTCGGTTTGTAGTCTTATGTATGAGGAGTAAATCCTTCTAATTTTATTATTGGCGAACGTGCTTTTAAATTGATTTGGGGGAGGGAACTGTTGGTATACCTCGTTTCTGGCTTGCTGAATGGCTTCTGCTATATTGCCTCCGGGGATACCTGACCTAAACACGTCGTTGCCGGAATTTAAAAGTAATGACATAGTATCAATTGAACTTTTGATTGATGCCAGCTTATTTTGTGTTTTTTCGTCACCAAGCTTTCCGGAGTTCGGTGATTGATATAACCTCCTGTTTCCAGTTCTATCGGTTTGTTGGTGTTGACCTGTTAGTCTCACCAGACGAGAACGGGCGTTACTCATTCTTCGATTAAAACGTCCTAACTCAAGAGTTAAGATGTTGGACATTGCCGTTAAAGCGGTACTATTTAAAAGTCTTAGTGTTGTGTCTGATAACATTTATTTACCCATTTATTTTTACAAATTCGCCAGTAGTGACAACGTGTTTACAAGAACAAAGGCTTCCTACTTTTGCCACAGGAATACCTTCAACCTTAACGAAAGAAGAACCTTTTGATACGACCCACTGCCCTTCAAGATGAAGACAAGGTAGTTCTCCTGAGGTATCATCAGAATCCGCAGGAGGTGGTTCGACCGTGTCTCCAGGTCCTGCGTATCCTCCCCCAGTGCCGATTCCTCCTTCTCCAGGTAGGCAGAGGTGAGTAGTCCCTTTAGAACCAACGTGGGCAACAGCTCTCCCTTGGACCTTACAAAAAAGCTTCCCCTGGGTTACTATACCCCCTTCAGCATTTAACTTGCTTCCTACAATTCCTATATTACTCATTTAATTTTACCAATTCTGTTGTTGGCATCACTGTATTTAGTTCAGTCATTCCGGTTATGGAAGGTTCCAGGGTATGTTTGGAGCCTGCGCTAGGGTTACCTCCTATAAGGCTTACTGCTTCCGTCGTGTTTACACGAAAAGTAAACCCCCTCGCAGCCGCGGGGATTCCTTTTGCCAAGTTAACCGAACCCATAGAGCCTGTTGTTATGCCTATAGGGGAGACGGGGTTAGGGGGTGTACTCTCTAATGTTGCTCCAGGAATATAAAGATTTTGAGGGTCTACTACCTCGGTTTCTGTCTCTACACTGGGAACAAAAATAAAAGAAGTTAATAGTGTCATATTTTGCGCCACCTCCCAGAAGGTCTGTAGTACTCAAAATTCTTTCCTTTTTGTGTTGTTATCCTATAACCTCCTTCTTGCTCGTAGTACCCTTCATAATAAACGGTTAAGGTTTGGTAAGAGGTACCGTCTAATGAATTTTCACGACACACAGCTACGATAGCTTCTCCGTTATCTAATCCGGGTTCGGTTGCGTGGGCTAATTTTACATTTAAAAAGTTTCTCGAATCATAAAAAGTTTCAACCAAATCTAAAGCGGACACACCTGCTGAAACGCTTTTCATCGTATTGGCGGGGAGTTCGTTCGCACTAGCGTAAATTGGAACTCTATACGTGATAGGCTCGTAAGCACCATCGTTTCTCATTTTATAAAGGTCATACACCGCCTTCTCCCCATTATTATACTCTGAAGAGTAGATTTGGAGTTTGGTAATATTTAAATCTCCTTTCCCAGAACTATACTCAAGACCTTCCACAGTTTGAAATTTCTGATACTCGGTGTTTTGGACAAGGGTAATAAAATCCCCCGAAGATGTTGTTACTTCCCCGGAGCTAGGTTCGTAGGAGCTACCAGACAGCTTAACCCTTGTAAAATTAGCAGCTACGGGGAGGGCAGTCGTTACCCAATCGAAAGTAGTTACGATAATAGAATCGGAATCTGTTTTCTTATTAGGGGATGTCGAGGGTAAAGCTGAATTGTAAAGTTCGACGTATTGTATAGCTCCATTAACACTTTGACCTGCATGGTAAGTAGCTTCTACCCCTGAGGTATATGCGGCGTTATCTTTTGCAAAAGCGGACACTACTGAAGATAGCCCTTCGGAATCCGCTTGGGTTGCGGATAAATCCATGTATAATTGTGCGCCTACAGGGAGAATAAAAGGGTCTACTGTGGTTATGTGGTACAGTGTATTCAGTCCACTTTGTGAATCTTTTTTGCTCCCTTCTGTTTCGTAAGCAGGAGGTATGCCTGAAATAACTTGGGAACTGGCGTCGAGGTTTAAAAATTCATGGCAGTGATAATACTGAATATCATTGGATATTGTTTTTACCCCTCGTGGACCTCTAGTCCCATGGAGAGGGACTACATCATCTTTTGCTGGTCCTACAAACAAATCCACTGTAAAGACAATAGGAAGGGTGTAAACTGTTTCTTTAGTAACCTCAGTGTCAGGGTCATTCCCAGAAACGTAAACAGTGTAGTAAACTTGAGGTTGTATATCAAAATCATCAGGAATTACTTCCGGATAAATTTTAAAGTTGCTTATTTGAATCTCTTTGGCAGAGTTGTTATCTATTAACTGTCTTCTAGAAGGGACAGCATTAGCGGGAAATCCTAAATCGATAGTAGCCATTATCGTCCGTAGATGTCGGCATCTCCTCCTGTAGCCGTGTCGACTTGCGTCTGAGAAGTGATTTTAGACGAGCTTGTTGTAGGTTTATCGCTCCTAAGGTCACCCGTATTTGCCCCTGTTTGGGTACCTTTCTGAGCAGGTCGAGTGGTTGAGATTGAGAGAGAGTCCTTAGTTCTTACAGTAGCCAATCCTTCACTTTCGGACGTACCTCCGCCTACGTCTCTTCCTGTCAAACTAAACCAACCAGGGTTAGGGGTCATACCCCCCTTAACTTTTACATCAGTCATATCACTACCTTGACCCATGTAGGTAATTGTAGGACCGTCATCCTCACCATCACCACCATCACCACCACCAGGATGTTTTACTTCTCCCTCGGTTAAAACGGCATCGTCAGTTTTTACGCCCGGAGGAGGAGGGGGAGGAGGGGTACCGCCGCCTTCGCCGTCATCGTCACCGAAATCCTCCTCTTCGGAGTCATCATCCTCCTCCCACCATCCCGTTGGCCCGTATGTTTTTGGTCCTGATGCCGGCGTTATTGCAACGCCCGGGGTAGTTGGCGCATTTGGTGGTGGAGGAGGCGCCGTTGGGTTTGGTGGTGTTGGGGCATTCGGCACCGAAGGTGTGCCTGATGCTCCAGGTGTGTATGCAGGACTTCCTACAGGTAATGCAGGGGGAGCAGACGGTGCTGAAGGAGTAGGAAGTGTAGGTGGGTGTTGCAAAGTGTCTCCTCCTGGAGGGGGAGGGGAGGAGAAGGTCTCACCATCACCACCCTCACCACCACCGAGCCCTGCACCGCCTGGTGAAGAAGGTACGGCTGGGACCTTGTCTTCCCCAAAACCTCCGTCGTCGTCGTCGTCGGGAGGAAGGGTGTCATCATCCCCGTCATCGGTGTCAGGCTCATCAGTAATATTTTCGCTTCCCCCTCCAACTCCTCCTGCGCCAACCAGATTAACCCCTCCTCCTGCGCCAGAATTGTTGGTCAGGAATTCGATTTCTTTGTCATCTTCTAAGGCGTCGCAAGGGGCAAGACCCTCGCCTATAGGAAGGTCTTCAAGTATACTAAAGTCCCTCACTTCTATTTGAGGTCCTTTATTTAAATCTATGAAGTTGGCGTTTAAACTAATCCTATCAGCATCTAAGTGGATTGTATCAGTAGCAGTAATAAGCACCGTTTGGCTCATCAAATGCGCTTGAGTGATTGGAGCACCAGCTCCCATTAATATAAGACCTGATTTACCTGAGCTTAAAGATGCCGTGCCTGATTCTTTGGACATTTGCAGATTTTGAATGCTATCCTCAAATCCATTTTTAACCGTAAAAGCTCCTTTAGACCTCATACCTATTGTGCCTAAATGGGGGAGCTCCTGGTCTTCGTTCCACGCGTTTAAACATATTCGATATTTTGCAGCTGCTGCTATGTCTCCTTCCTCAATATCCATCTCCAGATTTCCAGAAGCTAGATTAGTAATAAGTATATGAGCGTCTTCTACTTCTGAGTCAAGTACAGTCATGTTAATATTACCTTCTCGGGCTTCTAAGAATAAAGTATTTCTAGCATAAACCTGGATTGAATCCTCAACGCCGGCTTCTCCTGCGGTGGATTGTATCCAGATTCTATTAGGTCCGCCTTCTTCTTCCCACTCGTCTCCGTCCGCAATAATAATCCTGTCTCCAGTCTGTCCTGATGGCAGGGAAGGTTCCGTACCTACCTCTGTTCTTGCATCCGCGTCGTCTAAAATTATACGCTTGCCTCCTGCAGACTGAATGGTTATATGTTTTTCTTCGTTGTTTTCAGTGTGTTTCTCCGACATGATAATTTTATTACCTTTTGGAGTTTTCCACATGTACTGCTCGGGTTGGTTGTTTTCCTCATACGCAAGGAAACTTTCAGGCACCCCGTGAGTCATTTGCATAGGGTCACCTTCTTCTCTTCCCAGTTTTGCGTAGGCGTCATCTGCTTCGTACTTTTGGGATTCCGAACCTTCACCTTTTGGGTCTACGACAGTCATCTTGCCTCCCTGCTCAACTTCTAAATTAAACAAACATGCAAACCAGACCCACCCTTCACCTTGAACTTCTGTGATTAAAACCGAAGCTCCTTTACCAGGAACACCAAAGAACCCATAACCAGCTCCCCCAAAAGGGGTAGCCATTTTAGCAGTAAACTTTGCTTCCCCATGAACTTGGTCACATATAACCTTTAAATGACCTCCGTGTAACGGGTCTGCAGCGTCTACCACTCTAGCGGCGAAAACCTTTCCGAGGAACTCTCCCATACCTCCCACGGCAAGGTCGGTGTTCATTCCCGCATCAGACATAGCAGCGTCCTGTGGGCTAGAGCCTGCGGTTTTCTTTAAACTGTTGGTCAGCTCTCTTACTTGTTTCTCCAAGTAGTATAATCTTGAGGATAGTCCCATATCTTAACTTGTAAACTCGTTACCTGTTTTAGTAAATAATACCAACTTAGTTTTAAAACCTTGGTCAGTCGAAATAACATGTTCATAATCCACAATCATATAATTACCAGACAGCCCGTGAGAACCTGAGCCTCCTCGAATATCCGGAACATTTAAGTTAACATTCCTTGCAATCTCATTAACCCCTGATATCTCCGGGAGCCCTAAACAAGTAACTGTAACTTTAAACGCAACGTTACCCCAGTTTACTGCTTGTAAAGTAGATTTAGCTTTAGCAGCGTCTGGTTCTTTTTTCTTATTAGATGCTTCAGCAGTCTTCGGGGCAACAGAGCCCGTCTGGTCTTTCGCGGCTTCTACTTCTTCCGCGTTGGCGCTGGGTTTGTCGCTGTCGTCTTTTGTTACCTCTGAGGCTGCTTTATCTACTTGACCTGAACCCACCGCCTCAGCGCCTTTCGTAATATCGCCTTTAGAAACCTCTTTTTTGTTTTTGTCCTGTGCTGAATCCCCTCCGGCTCCGCTTTCAGCATCACCTTTAGATTTCAGCTTACCTTGGTCTACCTGACCTTTCGAGGGTACAGCAGCTACTACGGTGGTATTTACGTTTAACCCTTCGACAATGCTTTGCCAGCCACCAACTGTAATGTTTAGGTCTTTTCCCCCAACCCAAGGGAACGATGACTGAGATTTGATATTGCTTTTGTCGGTTCCCATATCTTTTAAAGGTGCGATAACTAAGTAAAGTTTTCCTTTCTTCGGGCTTGACACAGCCTTCTTAAGTTCCTTCCCTATATCGGCGCCTTCGTAAATTCTATAGGATAACATCTCTCCCTCCTCGGCGAACTCATTTACCCACGTTATAATACCACCAAGCCAAGATTCAATGTCTTCCCCTTCTTTAATAGCCAAAACAACTTTGGATTTTTCACCTCCATCACTTCCACCACCGCCACCGCCTCCTCCACCACCGCTATCGGTAGCGAATAGCTGCCCTCCGTTCTCGAATGGGGATTCCCCGAAAAGGAAAGCACCATCAGTATACTCGGAGGTGGTTAAGGTATTACGAGGAGGAGGCATAAACTCTGAAGAGATGTACTCATCTACTAAATCAAACCTTGCAGATTGCTGAGAGGTATATAAAATAATTTCTGCAACCGCCTCTTTCGACAACCTAAACATCCAAACGCCTGGACCTGCGGCTTCTGCAGGTTGGGCGTCTTGGGGAGGTATTTCAAAAACACTATCGCTATAAAGAGAGCCTTGGTCAGAGCCAAAATTTCTATAAAATTTAATAACATGGGATAACGAAGGGATAAAACTATCCCAAGCTCCGTTCTCATCCCTAACCCAGTTGATAAGGTTAGACGTTTCCTCTTCCGACACTACAACTTGGGATATCCCTCCTGTCCAATATTCTACACGACCCGCGTATTTGGTATCCCATTTAAAAAAGTTTACTTGAGAATTAAAAATTGAACGAGCGGAAGAAAACTTTTCCATACTCTCACTGGCTCCTACAATTGAAGGTACAAAATTACCTTCGTGCGTTGCGAACGTTTCTTGAGGAGCTTCCTGGTCGCCCAGCAAAATCTCAAAAGGGTCCCGAGTATCAAAAGTTAATGAATTGTGTCCTACCAAGGGGCTGTCATCATAATCTCTTCCGTACCTATTCCAGGGGTTGTCCGCGGCATCTCTCCTATCCCCTCCCCATAACGAGTTGAGCTGACCCTCAGGGCTAGATGGGTCGGAACGTTTGTCTCCTTTCCCTACACTATAGCTAAACGGGCTTTCCGCTAACAACTCTTTTGCGGCTTCATCTTTAGCAATACTCTCGTTTACGTTTCCAACATCCCGGTCTTTATACGTTTCTGCACCCTCGGAGTCCCCAGGCGTTCCGTCGCCACCCTCTTTGGATGAAGGTTCCCAACCGTTTTTGATAGCGTCTGCAAAAGCCGCCATCTTACCATCAATCTTTTTTTGCAATGACTCAGGTATGTTAACAGCGGTAATCATCCCGGGAACTTTGCAAACTTTAGCAATTAACTTGCCAATTGTTTTCCCTAACCCTTTCTTAGGCTCTTCAGAAGATACCCTTCTAGTTTTTGTTGCTTTCTTTCCGGACAGTGAGTTTTTAATTTGATTGTCTGTAACAGCAAATGTAACCTTCATCACGATTTCGCTACCAAGATTCATTGTGTAGTCCACGTTCACAAACTGCGCGATAACCTTATCTGACGTGCCTCCACCTTCCCAACCCCATTCAAACTCGTAACAATTCTCCTCACGATTTTTACCAAGAAAAGAAAGAAGTTTATTCTCAGCGGAGGCTGAGGGGGCTACTAGGGAGAGTTCACAAATTCTACCTCCTCCGGATTTAGAAGCTCCCATTTGCATGCGAAACTCCCGCATGCTATTTTTCAAATCAAACGGGTCCCCACCCCCTCCTAAAGTGGAGGCTTTAACGAACGCAGGTCCATCGTTTGTAGCGGCAATAACCATTAATCAATAACAAAAGCAATTCCAGGGATGTAAGGAATAAAAACCTTCTTGCCAGTTACTAATTGTGTTGTAGCGTCCTCAATCCTATTTGCGAGCATGATAGCCCACCATAGGTCTGAAGTTCCATAAACTTGGTAGGCAAGCAAATCCGGGCGTCCATCCATCCCTTCAGGTATAATAGCCACTTTAAAATCATTGTTGTCCATATTCTCAATAAAATTAGAAAATTCTACAGAAGGGGATAACATAGAAAGAGGCTTGCCCCGGTGAGTTACAGAGGACGCATTAAAAATATCGTGTGGGTTAGTCATTAGATACCGGCGTACTCCTCCATTTTTAATCGTAAAATAATTACGCGAGAATCGTGCCCGTACGCGCCTTGGTCATAAGAAGCGTCTAATTCGTAATCAGTAATTATGCACCTAGGGTAGGTAACCAAAGCCCCATACATCGTAAGCTGAGCGGTGCCCGGTCCTTTACTGCCTCGGGGCTCAACAGATTGACGAGCAGCTTCAACTGCTGACCTTACAACTCCAACACCTCCAATAGTTTCCATGTGAGGTAAGGTAAATCTAATTTCTACATCTAATGTCATAGCAGTAGACCCCACCCACAGTCGGACAGGCTCACTACGTTTAAAGATGTTGGTTCTGTTATATCCTGCTTTTTTCCCTTCCCGAATCTTCGGGTTTTCAAAAATAGGGATAGTTCCGGCGCCATCTATTGTAATGTCACCCATAGGTCCTCTTCTGTGTCCTCCTACTACCATATTATTTTAATGCGTTAGTTGCCTCTTCTTCTAGCCATTTCCACACCTTACCTATGTCGGTCTTTATAGTATCTAGGTCGGTCTTCATTGTAGCCCCGTCAAAGGAAGCTTTAAAGTACGCTAATAAACGAACCTGTTCCCTTGCCAGGGCGATATCTTCCTCTTTTTCGCTTGCTTCTGATGCCACCCATTCAGGCATATTGAATTCTCCTGCCGTGTCCTTATCCATCGCGGCGCGATTGCGGGCTACCCGCATAGACATGCCTTTGAACTCACCTGCGCCAGATTCAGAGTCTTCTTTCATTCTTTCTCTGTCTGCTTCATAATCTATGTCATCCCAAAAGTCACCAAACTGTGCGATATGACTCATCAGCAAGTCCATGCTGAGTTTAAAACCATTCATGAATTTCATTTGTAGTGTCTGCAAGTCAAACATTAGATTTGTCGCAAAGAGATTGAGGAAATCCTTTACCCAGCTAAAAGTGTATTTTAACATATTCCCTAAATTTGATACCACGCTCATAAGCAGTCTAGGAAGTTTATGCCCCCACTCTTGAAAGAAAAGAATCACAGCATCAAATATCCTCATCGCACCATCGCCTTCAGTAAAGAACTTCATCAACCCTTTGCCTGTTTCGGTAGCTAAACCCCCAATTGCGGCTAGGCTTCCTCCTGTTGCGCCTGCTACTTTACCTCCCATATCTTTAGCACCCCCAATTACATCAGGTAGCATATCTGCTCCGATATTCATCCAACCTTTAAGGGTGTCAGCTAACCAGCCGGACCAATTAGCAAACTGCTCAGCGAGACCGTCCAGTGACTTCGATACTTTCTGTATCGCTTCAGGGAGCACATCAGACCATGGATTAAGAATTTTGTTCAGTTTGGTAGACATTAGTTGCCCAGCGTCTTGTCCTTTAGCTCCAGCAAGGTCCTCCATATCTCCCCCTGTTCTTTCTAAGTCCGCCATTAAACTTTCAGCAGTTTTCCCTTTTAATCTCGAGCTCATTTGCTGAGCTGTCTGGAATTCAGCTCCACTTCCCATACCTAGAAGACCTCCACCTGTCACGCTTCGAGTAATAGCGGATTGGAATGCGGGGTTAGAACCCATAGACTCCATCGAAGTCATTATCCACTGTATCATCTCCTGCTGTGACATGTTCTCGTGAAGCTTAGGTCCTTTTCCTTGGTTTAGGGCTGCTCTCTTAGCCATGCCTTCAGGTCCGGCTTCTAGCAACGGCTTTAACATATTCATCATCTTAGCAACCATCTCATGACCTCCACGACCTTGAGCCATGATTTTCATAGAGTTCATTAATTTTTCAGAGAATCCAGGACCCCAAATACCAGCAGCTTGTTCGAAAGTTTGAGATTGAGCAGCTAATGCCTTAGCCATTAACTCAGGATTTTGACCCGTAACAACTCGAAGATTCATTAAAGATTTCAACTGCTCGGTCTGTTGTTCTACGGACATGCCCATCTTGGCATTCATTGAACGTGCTAATTGAAGGAATGGTCCATTATCCAGCCCAAGAGCGCTAATTTGGCTGACAACCTTGTGGAAGGTTTTGGAATGTTCTCCCAAACCTTGGTTTAGGAATTGTCCCATACCTTGGATAACTTTATCAACACGACCTGGCATATCTGATAGGTCCTTAATAGCTGCAAGCATTTTGTTTTCCTGAAAATTTCCTGTCTTAAGCATTGCAGCTTTAAGGTTCTCAGAAGACGTCATCGCTCCTTGGATGGCTTGCCCCATAGTCTCTGTAATAGAGGACTGGCGCTTCATTGTGCCAGTAAGCTCTTCCATTGCGAGGACTAATTCTTCTTGTCTATTTGCCATAATATTAGATGGAATGACCCATCCCTTCTAAGTATTTAGCAGGGTCAACGACAGAAAGGTCTCTTAGCTTACGGATATCGTATTGACGTATGAAATACCTAGCAGCGCTTTTAGAAAACTTTGAAATTCCTGCGTCCTCATGAGGCATAAGGGGGTCTATTAAAGGTTTCAGCATTCCCGGATTTTGAGCTCCGAATACTTTTTCGGACTTTGCAGTAAAGAATTTAGATATTGTTAACGCGGTTTTCCAAGTGACAGGACCTGTACCTTCCTTAAGAGAGAGCCTTTCAATGATAAGATTTCTCGTTTCTACGCTACTGATATACCCTAAATTCAGCGCAAGCATATACCTATTCCCATTGTTTGCTTGGTATATAGAATTCCCCGTCTGCTTGCTCATAATAAGCAGTACGAAAGGATTGGTATCACTTCCCGTTTTACTTCTATAATAAAACGTATACAGGTTTGACGCAAATGAAGGCATTCGTGAAACTGTACCCAATGTGACCTTGGATTTGTCTAAAATTTCATTATAGAAGGGTAGCACTTTATATGTATCTCCACTATTATATATTGTGGACAGCCTCTCAATTGAAATATCCGAGTTCTTAGAACAAGTCGATTATGCTTTGTCTTTTGAATTCCGAGACAAATGGAAGCATAGATTTTCAACGTCCTTCATTTCGGTCTTCCAGCAAAAACTAATAACAGCACTTAAGAGGCAGAAGCCTTTTAAGCTTTCCACATTGGAGGCTACTTACATTAAAAAGTTTAACTACGGGCAAGACTACGTGGACGATTTCTTTTCGTGCATAAGCATAAGACTTTACAGACCTCTTGTGATAGACGACAGAAAAGTGAAGTAACTACTCCACTAGCATTTAGCTCAAGGATTGCTACTCTTTGTAAAGTGACCTTTTAAATGCTTCTCATGCCGGCGTTTCTTTCCTATCTCTTCTATAAGCTGGTCAACCTTCTTAGGGTCTGCTCCGTACGCTGGGCATATATCTTTGTACCCGCACCAGTCACAAAAGCGGTTGGTTACGGGGTGGAAATCCCCCTTCTTTCGTTTTCTAATGTCCCATACTTTTGCCTTCTGCGCATTTAAAAATAAGGAGATGTGTTTGGCGGAATATTTAATAGATACAAACTTATCCAAGTGAGGGTAGTAGTGGGACACAGTGATTCTATCTATAGGTACATCGTACATCTTATGGATGGCGTACGCGTACATTTGCATCTGCGGGTCGTGATATAAATCTTTCTTCGCTGCGGGGCGTTTACTCGTCTTATAATCTATAACTAAAAGGTCTCCCGTTTTCCCCATAACAATACGGTCAATAATCCCGTTAATGTTATACCCCTCGCAAGGGGAAGAAACTGAAAAGCTCATCTCTGTACTAACAGTGTCTGTTAAGTTTTTATTAAACGCTATAAAGTTTCTAAGGGACGCCTCGGTAAGACGTTCCTTTTCTTTCGAAAATGTGTACTGACCTCGGACTGATTTCGCAATCTCTACCAATTCCTCATAAGAGCTGCAGCTTACTCCATCTTCTAAGATTTTGTGAATATATTGACCGAACTGTAAGGCGTCCGTTGAGAGGTTTTCGTTGAACTCTTCCTTCAAATAATAAATATATTTGAATTTATACTTCGCTTTACACTCATCGAAGACTTTAATTTTACTAGGAGATAATTTATTTATAAACATATGAACATTCCATCCAATATTATTAAAGAATACTTACACGAGAAATTTGAATCTTTTCTTGTAAATAATCAAGAATTCTTAGTAGACTCAATATTTGTTGAGGATAAAAAGAAGCATATGTCCATTAATATAGACACTGGGCTATGGCAGGACTTTAAATCTAAAGAAACCGGGAACTTCCCCCAGCTAATATCCCACATAGAGGGTATCTCTGAACAAGAAGCTCACAGGTATATAGGTAGAAAGTTATTCGACTCCCCTGAAGCCTTGTTTGACGTTTCCACGGTTCGGCAGGAAAGCATGAAAACTCAGGAGTCTAAAATAGGCGAGGAGTTTGAAAACTTTAAAAAATTAAACCTTTCAGCTGCTTTAATTTCTGATTCCTTATCAGAGCGTGTAGCAGCAAAAATGGTTATCTCTAGAGGTTTGCAAACCTTCCCATTTTATGTTGGGGTTGCAGGAAAGTACGTTAACAGGTTAGTTGTCCCTTACAAATACAGAGGGGAGATGATTTACTTCCAAGCGCGTAACTTGTCCTCCTACGGCATGAAGTACCTTAACCCCGGGAAAGCTACCCACGGCGTTAAATCAAGTGAGATACTGTTCCCGTTTAACGAAAACCTAGATTACGTTATTGTAACTGAAGGACCTCTTGACGCAATCTCCCTACAATTAAACGGTTTGAACGCAACCTGTATCCAAGGCAGTATGATGTCTTACGCGCAGGCGAGAGAGCTTAAGGGGCGTAAGGTTATCCTAAGTTTTGATAACGATGATGCGGGAAAGGCAGGGGCAGAGAAAGCTAGAAATCTACTTCTAAGGTTAAACACTCCGAATATACAACAAGTCCAGCCTCCAGAAGGCTACAAGGATTGGAACGCGTTCCACATAGATGTGCAAGGGACCGATGAAATATATAAGTACGTATCTAAGAATACCAAAGAGATGAACTTTGGGTTCTTTGTATCTCAGGGTTTATCGGCAAACTAAACCGAACTTGTCGGAGTAAAGTACCTCATCCATTAAAGAATACTTAACCTGAACGTCGTATCTCCCCGTGGTGCCGAAGAGGTGGGTATACAGAATAGTATCAGAGGAGGTTACAAAATCAACGTCCTCCCAGTCAGAAGTTACGAGAATCCAAGAACCTTCATCCTCGTCGTATAGACGAACTCTGATTTGCGCGTCTTGAATTACCGAACCGTTAAAAATTGACCGAATATCAAGAGGGATGTCTTTATCTGTAAGCGAGATGGCAGTCTTGAATTTTAAGTTTACCTTACTCCCTACGTTTACATATTTCTGTACTAGCTGGCTTTTAGCGGTAAAAGTTACAGGCTCTGCCATCGCCATGATAGAGTCATTCCAAAGGTCTAACTTATTAAGGTACGCTTTAGGGCTAGCACCTTCGTTGTCTACAACTACCCAAACATCATAATACTTCCCAGTAGACGAAGCGGAGTTAGTTGCTTCCCCAGAGGATGCAAATTCAGAACCCGTAGGAGGCTCATACATAGAAGACACATATAGACCATTAGGTTGTAGGACTACAGCAAAGTGACCAGTCCCTAATTGGTAAATACCACTAGAAGAACGTACGTCTCCAGAATAATTAGAAGTATCAAACTCTATCTCGGAAGGAAGGCTAACATGCTCTTGCGTAGAAGAGACTATATTTCGCCACTTCATAGAAACCGAAGAGAGGGACCCTGACGCGACATTACCGTATCTGGTACTAGAGCTATTATAATCGAGATAACGCTCTGGGTCCCCGTTAGAAATCACCTGGTTGTACGTGCTTGACGCAACCGTGTCGGGGAATAGGTGAACGGAGCAGACTTGATAAGGGTCCGTGTATACGCCATTCTTGACGTAATAAAATTCTAATGCGGTCTTACCTAAGACAGTAGGACGGTTGTTTCGGGGGACTACGGTAATGTTGTTAATTTTCATGGCGGATGCTCTACTTATCTACCCCCGTAGCGTTTGTTTTTCATATCTTCCATGGATTTTTTTCTAGCCGCCATTTCTTCACCATAAAAGATGAGGTATCGACGTCTTTCGACGGAAGGCATGTCTTGTATTGCAGCGTAATCAAACTTCATATGTTTCACGAGGGTGTATGCTTCCTTATCTAGAATCTGCCCCCCAACGCGTTGCTCTAGCTCGTGAAGAAAAAATTTGCGTTAATGCCTATGTTCATAGTGTTTTTCGTCCCACACTCAGAACAGAAGAAATTATGCTCAGTATCTATACCGTAAGGGGGAGAATAAATTGCTTTCCGCAAGGCTGCTACGTCTTTCACAGTCGTACCTTCCACAAACAAAGAAATAATATTCCGGTCCTTGTGCTCCTCAATACGCTCAATCCAATCTGGAAGAGATTGAATAATGTCTTTAAAACTGGACATTTTCTCTTCGTGCTTCACCCGCAAAGATTTAACTACTGCGGTTTTCTTAGAGTCTGGTAAAAGAACTGTCACAGTATCATCTACCTCGCCTTCTAAGTAATCGACCTTCATTGAAGAAAGTTCATAGTTAATCTCGTTTTCCACCTTACAACCTTCACACTTCTGGGGAAATGTGTACGTTGACCCGTAAGAAAGCTGACGCAGTCGATAAAGGCAATATAGTTTATCAGGGACTGTAAGCTCCATAAAGTTTGGACCTGAAAGGCAAGAAGCTAATACAGAGTTAAGAGCGTCTAAAGCTCGGTCTCCTGCAGCTGACTGCTGGATTCTCTTTTCATCAGAAAATTTCAAAGGTCTAACACCGACGGTTTGCTTCTCGTATTCTGGGTAAAACTTACCTAGAGACGGAAGGTTAAACTCGACATAAGTGTCTTTGCTTTGAACATTTTCAAGAAGAGATGCTAAAGCATCTTTAACGACGTTGACTTCTGGAACAGACCCATCAGCAGGAACATTGGGTCTCAAGTCACCACTAGGATTAGCTTCAGCGGGTCCGCTTTCTTCGAACTCCTTTGCTAAATCAACAATATTTTTAGTTTTATCTTTACCGAACATAATTAGAATTGGTCATCGAGGACTATAATGACAGTATATAATAGTAGTCCTATGAAGATAATTGTTAATAATCTTACGTCAATTTTAAAAACAGACAACGACAAGTTAAAAAATATTTTAGAAAAAAAATATAAAATAAAAGTTGACGGGTATAAATTCGCATCCTCTTATAAGCAAGGACGTTGGGACGGCACTAAAAAATTCTTTGAAAAAAAGACAGGAAAATTTGGTTCCGGTTTGCTATCATATATTAAGGAAGATTTAACAATAGCAGGTTTAGAATATGAAATAGAAGATAATAGAGAGGATATATTAATAAATAATTATTCTTTATCTTCAATTGAATATAGAGATTATCAAAAAATATTAATAGAAAAAGCTTTAAAGAAGAAAGGCTGTATTTTACAAGCTCCTACAGGTTCAGGTAAAACAGTAGTTCTTGCAGGACTTTTAAAAGCTTTAGAAAATCATATTGGACTGGTAATATTTAATAAGAAGCAATTAGTCTATCAGACTTATGAATTTCTTACTAAACATGGTTTTGATGTTGGTGTAGCTTTTGGTGAAGGGGTTGATATTAAACCGATAACCTTATGCACTATCCAATCTATTGATAAAGTCCTTGATACTCATTTAAAACATTCCGAGTTTATAATCTTTGACGAAGTTCACGAATTCTCTAAAGGGAAGTTTGCGACAAAAGTTATAAAATCATTCCCCAAAGCCTCTTACAGAATAGGTATGACAGCAACAGTTCCAACAAATAAAGTAGCCAAACTTAATTTAATCTCAGCATTAGGTAAGGTTGTATCTGAGGTTGATGCGTCTGAACTTGTAGATTTAGGGTTTTTAACAAAACCAAAAATACACATCCTTCCAGCACCCTCTACCAAACTAGAGCCCGAAGACTCTTATATTGATATTTACCGTAAGTCTATTACTGAAAATGATTTAAGGAATAGATTAATTACTTCTATTGTCTCAGAGGTTCAAGGTGGACCCTCAAAAACTTTAATATTGGTGAAGGACTTAAACCATGCTAAAGTACTACAGGAACTCATACCAGGGTCTTTAAAACTTGAAGGTAAAGATGGGTTGTCCGTAAGAAACGAAACCGTAAAAGAATTTGTTGATGCGGAAACTAGCGTTCTTATAGCTACAACTATTTTCCAAACAGGGGTAGATATTCCAGAGATTACTCATCTAATTAACGCCAGAGGTTTGAAGTCAGAGATAGCAACCTTACAGGCTCTTGGTCGGGCTTTAAGAACCCATGAGTCTAAAAGGAAGGTGTATATTTTTGATTTTAAAGATGAAGCTCCTTACCTTTCCAAGCACTCAAAAGAACGAGTTAAGGCTTACAAATCTCTAAACTTTACTGTGGACGAACATGGAACGTAGAAAAAAGAAATACAAGGTCAACCAGCTTACTGAATTCGATAGTATCGAGTATAGGGACGTGCTTTTAAATATCCAAAAACTATTGGATAAAAACATCATAACCGAAGAGTCCGTCAAAGCATTAACCAACATTATCAGCCAGTTAACTATGGTAAGGGATAAGCATGTTGACGCTCTGCTTAATTGGCTTAAACAGGAATACGTACTAGAGGACGAGTAGCTTTACTCTGTCTCATCAGTTTCAGGCACTTCACCTTCAGGGTCACCCATCATAGAATTTACTTTTTCTTGGGCTGACTGCAGGTCTTGTTGTGCTTGAGCTAACTCAGACTCTTTCTCTTCCATGGCTACTGCCTCTTCCTCTTCAGCGACTTCCTCTTCGGACTGTTCCTGACCTTTTGAGAAATCAACATCCTGGAAGATTGTCTCCAAGTCTGATACTAGTTCAGTCATCTCGCCGTCAGACAAGCCGGGCATTTCAGGGGAGTCTCCGCCTTCTGAAGGGATTTCTTCCCCCATTTCTTCTTCTTCGGGTGGCGCAGCCTGTTCAGGTGCGGGTGCCTCAGCAACTTCTGCTTGCTCTTTCACGATTTCTTTCTTGCCTTTCTTATCCTTGGCTTGCTTCTCCTTCATAGCCTTCTTGATATCTTCTTTCTCGTCGGTGACCTTTTTGTCTACGTTGTCCACGTCACCATCGCCGTCTACATCTTTGTCCGACTCGGTGTCGTCACCCTCTTTTTCAACGTCTTCGTCCTTTTCAGGCTCTTCACCTTTTAGTTTTGATGCGATGTCTTTAGCCTTTTTGGCGACTGCCTTCAATTTTTTAGAGTCTACAGCATCATCTTCATCGTCGTTGCTACGCTCCTTACTCTCCTCTTTATCTTCGTCCTTGCCTTTCAAGAGGTCTTTGATAGCCTCTTGCAGGTTTATAGGCTTCATGAAGTGAGTTAGGTCCTCATCTTCCAGTGAGATATCCTTAAACATTTCCATTATAAAATCAGAAATGTCTAAAACCCCAACGCCGCTTTTATTTCTTAAGTATGTACCAAACTCTTTCAAAGTCTTTTGGCAAATACCCCCCTTTTCGACGTGTTCAGAAAGGAGGGTAAATAGTGAAGATTGTGTTTCAGCTAACGTCTTAAATGACGGAACCATTTTTAGATTGTTAATGTTAATACCATAATTAATGTTTAACATTTCCACAATAACCTCTTTCAACGGCTTCTTAGCCTCGAACAGCTTTGAGGTATATTGGCGAATATCTTTTGTAGACACTGTACCTGGGTTAATGACCTCGTAAGTTGAAGCTAGTACTTCTTGGATTTCACTCTTGCTAGCTAGTGCAAAGTATGGAATTTCACCAACAACGTTTAGTAACTTCTCCCCTACAAGGTCTTCATTTTCGTAAATACAAGATGCTAGTTCTGAGATTGAAGGGTTACTGTGCCATGCTCCTGCCAGGTTGCCTTTTGCGTTTATAATTTCTTTGCGAACTAATTCATTTTCACATATCATCTGATACAAATCAGACTTACTATCCTGAGGTACAACAACTTCCTGCAGGGTGCCTACATCTTTCTTTTGAAGGTTAAAGGCTTTAGACATAGCGTTACTAAGTTTTAACGCGTTAATTATGTCCATATCAAACTCTTCGATGGAATCAATCTCTTTTTTAAGGTTGTCAGATAATTCCTGTAGCTGTTTAAATTTATCTCCACTGCTTTCAAAAATATTTTTATCTAAGGATTCCTTTGCTTTCGCTACTTGATTTCTGTACTCGTTTACCTGGCTCCTATTTGTAAATGCATTAAGCAAGTCTGAAAAATTTGTGTCTGCGTTATCGAATTTACTCTCTCTTAGGGAGTTAACGAAATCGGAAACCTTACCTGACGTATAGTTGTCCATATAAGTATCGGACAAAACTTCAGAGAGCTCCTCAGTAGAGAAATTATACAGTCTTACATTCCCGCCCAAAACTTCATAATCACATTTGATTAGGTTATCAGATTCCGAAACCATTGAAATTTGATTGTTTTGGTTATTAATGTTTAGAACGGCTAGATTCTCACGAGTGGTACGGCTTAAGTAGTCCACAGCCTCGTTTAGTTTAGTAAGGTGTGGGTCTCTCGAGCCGAAAAAAGAGTAAATATTTTTGTTGAAATTATCCATAATACGGAGGCATGTATAGTATATACATCCTTTAAATGATTTTTTTGTAACTTTTTTTTAAGTTTTTATTGGACCGGGGGTTGGGGACCTCCCGGAGGAGGAGGTTGTTCTTGTGCACCCGGTGGAACTGGAGGTACTTCACCCCCCTCACCTGGAGGTACTTGACCTTCCATTCCCGGAGGAGCCATGCCTCCAGCCATAGGAGGAGCCGGAGGCGCCATAGCTTCTTGCTGTTTTGCCATCTCTTCCTGCTCCTTTTTAAGCTGTTCTTTGATATCAGAAATTTCCTTATCGGAAAGGTTAAAGTACGTGTGGTATATGTACTCATCAGAGAAAAGCATCAAACCTTTAGCGGCTTGAACAATACGTAACCTCTGTTCATCTGTTTCCAGCCTTCGCTTTAAAAACATATCTGAAGGCGGGTACAGAGTAACTCTAAAGTTGTTGTACATCGTCGGGGGGAACCCTTTTAACTGCAAGTGTCTTTGGCAAAGAATCCGAAGACCTGACTCTACGTCGCGTTGGAGTCTCATTACAGTTTTAGAGAACTTAACATCTAACTGGCTAAGGTTAGCTTTTCTTTCGCCCGCCTGTTCTTTCTCTACAATAAAGTCTTTGGGGACCTTAAGTGCCGCTAGCAATTTGTCTCTAAAATACTTAACATCATCTACATCCCCAAGATTTTGCGCGCCCGGTAATGTTTCTACCTTTGTACCTTGTCCATTCCTAGTCGGAATAAAGAAGTCCTCATCCGCTGATAGGGGGTTATACCTTTCGTCAATCGAACCTGTATCCGGATTCCAGAACTTTTCTTTCTTAAACTTCTGCTTAATACGCTCCATAAAGTTTTCTACTTTACTTTGTGGGATAGACCCCGTTTCAATATAGAAAGCTCGTCTCTCCGGAGCACGTTGTAGACGGTAAATTAACATTGCATCTTCCATCATCTTCAATGAGTTCCAAGCCTGTATGGCAGGTCCCAAGATTGATTTTCCGTATGGGTAATAGTTAGCATCGGAAGTATGACGTCGGAAATGGACGATTTGGTTTTTGTCCAAGGTTATAATATTATCTTTAGTGTTCCCTGTGCCGTTCATTCCCATCGCATCCATAGGAGGTCTTCCTGCGACGTTTTCGCCTGGCTTTGGAATCTCTTGGTAAAATTTCTTCAAGTAGCCGTAGGTATCTTCTACCCTATACATGAAATTTGGATTAAGAATTTTCAACCTCTGAATACCTGCTGAAGCATTGTTTAGGTCTACGATATTTTCTACGAAGCAGTCTCCGTACTTAGCCACATTTCTAGTGATATCCCAGATATGGGTCTCTAGGTCTATCTTATCTATAAACTTTTCAAGGGTGTCTTTTACAATCTCATCCTCGGTTTCGATAACAAAAGGGGTTCCGTTCTCGTTTTTTAAAGTTGAATCATCTGAATAAATATCCAAGGCAGCCCCGATTTCAGGGTAATCATCCATTAACTCGTATTTGCGGTGGCGAGTTCTCCTAGCGTGTTCAATTTTTGGGAGTTTGAGGAACCCTTTGGATACCCCAACTCCCATGCCTCCCGAGTTGTCCGCATTCGAAGGCATAAGGTCTCCACCTTTGGCATCCTGCGCGTCTCCGGTTAAAGGGGGGTGTAGTTTAGGGCGACCTTTTTTCTTTCGCCCAAAGACCTTGCTAAAGAACGCAAAGAATCGTCCATTACCGAAAGAATCCCCTCCGAACCTAGTGGCTTCGGGGAATTCAGAGTATCCGGACTCTTGTAGTAAGTCCTCTTCGTTGTTATCTATTTCAGAACCCATTTCATATATTCCTTCATTTTGGCTTTATTGCTAAAGTCACTGTATTTAGACTTCCCGATAGGGTCAGCCACTGTTTTTGTACTTGTGTCATCTTTTAAAGTCTCTATAGCAATAGGACTTTTTAGAAAAATTTGATTGCATGTGTACATGCCAATCGCGAGGCTCATAACTAGGTCGTCATGATAGCCTTCATCTGCTTCCATTTTACCTGTCTCCGTAATGATAAAGGTTTGGAGCTCGTTTACCGTTCTTTCCGAGTTAATTTTATATTTAGATGTGCGCAATCCTTCTTCTAAAACACTTAGAATGGTATCCCTGTTTTTTAAAGTAACAAGAAGTCCAATTTCTCCTTTATCATCACACCACATATTTTCGTATTCCAACTCATCCCAAAGCTCTTCGATTAATGCTAAACCTAGCCCATTTCGTTCCACAACAACATACGCTAAGTTGTACTTAGTTGCTTCGTCGTGGATAACTTTAGCGAAAGATTTTAAAGAAATAGTGTTGGAATAGAATTCAGCTACCTGCTCCCCGTTATACATATTGATTACGTGGAAAGCGGAATAATCCTGCTCCCTGCCAAAAGAAGCATCAACTGCGACTACATAGCTATGAAATTGGTCTGGTTCTTTGAACACCCTAAATCTGTTATTATATCTTGCCGCGAACTCCTGTGCCGTATTGTCTGTCATTCTACGCAATGTATCTGCGTTAATAAACGTATCTCCTGTTCCTAGGAAGTCGCATTCGTATTCCTGGCTCCACATCCTGTCTCCTAGGGCTGGCTTCATCTCCTTAGCCCATTTTTCAGTATACTCGGGATGCTCCCTCCAAAAGATATCGATAACGTTGAAGGTATTCTCTCCCCTTTCTGCCCCCTTGTAAATTTCATAGTACAGATTTGACATACCATTAACAGTAGAGAGGAGCACTGCATTACCACCCGTCGACAGTGTTGGGTACATCGCAGCCCAAAACTCTGCCATATCAGGGATAAACGCCGCTTCATCCACGATTAACAATGAAACGGATTCTCCACGACCCGCTCCAGCAGGCTGTGACCTTATTCTACTTCCTGTGTTTAAGACCAAGTTATGTTTGTTTTTCTCCCTTACCCCAGGTTGAAGCCAAGGGGGAAGCTGTTCATACATATCCACTACGCGAGCTAAAAATCCAGTAGATTCGCGGTCACCAATAGACACTACCATGACATTCTTTTTTTCATGGAAGATAGTAAACCAAAGCGAATAAGCACACATAATAGTTGTGACGCCGGCTTGTCTAAACTTTTTAATGACATTAAATCGATTAGTATGAATTTCACTAACAATTCTGTTTTGAAACTTATACAAATCAAAAGGTATTTGTCCTTTTAGGGGGTGGATAATTTTTATATAGTTTTTAATAAAATATATTGGGTCTTCCGCACATTTATTAAATTCCTCTAAAATTTCTTCATTTGTCATGTAATTTATTATAGTCCTGTTACTTTTATATAGTATGGCAAAATACGCATTTATACCTACGAGAGATAAATCTACCGTAAATACTGAGCTACAAGACTACCTCACCGAAGCTGGTTTCAATGTTAATTTTTTAATAGGTAAGAATAATATTTTTGAAGCATACGAGGAAGCCTGTAAACCTGTTATGGCAAAAGACACGGTTGTCATGTGTCATGATGATATTAAAATTCTAAACTCTACGGAGTCTTTTAATGCCTTCTTGGATAAGGATTTGGACAAAAGTTCCACTGGGTTTGTAGGGGTGGCAGGAGCTAGGGTATTAAACCAAAGCGCTATGTGGTGGGAAGGTATCCAAAGTACGGGCTCCCCCAACCATTCAGGGTTTGTTTGGCATGGGGATGACCTGAACGACATGTCTATGAGTTTTTATGGGATTCCCGCCGGTGATGTTGTAGTTTTAGACGGGTTATTTCTAGCTGCTAAAGGGGCTACCCTTAATTCCATCCAATTAAAAAAACCTTCATTCTTTGAAGGCGACTGGGATTTCTATGATATCTTTTACACCTTTCAGGCTTTCAAGAAAGGTTTTCGCAATAAAGCTATCCCTCTTCAAATTTTACACTCTTCTGTTGGTAATATTGAAGGTAAGGACTCTTGGCACAACAATAGAAAAGCTTTTGCCGACTACTTTGTTAGGGAACTCCCAACACATGTTTAATATGTAAATGTGTATGCTTTTTCAAAAGCATCTTCAGAGAATCTATTTAACAATTTTGTTAACTTTTGGGAAGGTTTCTTCTCCGGATGAGCCACAATTATCGAATTGCAATGCTTAGAAATATAATCTACAAAATCTTCAGTTACTTCTTCAATATTATATATAATCTCGGTATCTGAATCTTTCTCACCTAACATGACCGTTTTATGTGCTTGCTTAGATAGAAGCGCCAAAGTCACCTTCGACCTTAAAGAAGACATATTTCCAAAACTTGGGTGCGGAATTACCAATGTGTATGGTATTTTTAAATCCTTTAACAGTAATCCCGCAACAACATTAGTTCCCTTATACGAGGGAAGAAAAACATGGGAGACATTTAACTGTTTTAACGTGCTCCCAACTTTATTAAGAGCCTCATCAAACTTTTTTGAACTGTGACCGGGACCCTTCCGAGGGAATGAATCATCCCCAAAGAAGACAGCAATATTTTTAGGCATTACCGCCGGTGTTTTGTGCCGTTCTCATAGCGCCTTGAGCCATTCTAGCTATTCCTGACTTAACTTTATTCGCGCCCCCGAGAATCTGCTTAGCTCTATATTTCGTATGACCTCCAGCAAGTGCTATTTTTTGAGCACGTTGAGCTTTACCAAGGGCTTTACCTGTAAGTTTCTTTTCCGGCGCTTGAGCACTCTGACCACCGCCTCCAGAGCCACCCCTTTGCGTTTGTGAAGCACCTCCACCTCCTCCTCCTTGATTCTGTTGGATTTGAGGACTGAAGTTTATAGTTTGGTTGCCTCCGCCACCACCTTGACCTTTACTACCTCCACCTTGACCTTTACTACCGCCAACAGGACCTTTACTACCGCCAACAGGACCTTTACTACCGCCAACAGGACCTTTACTGCCTCCGCCTTGGGCTGGTGCTGGCGCTCCTGCTGTTGCTGGTGGCTTCCGTGTCGGTGGGTCGAAAATCCCATGGGGTCCTTTGATGACACTCGGTGGGTTGGGTCTATTCTTCGGGGCTCCTGCCTCCCATCCTGATTTAATGGCACCTCCTATTTGTCGACCTGCCTTTACTCCGTGGTGTAAGCTGGCTAGCGCTCCTTTTTTCAGTCCTCTGGCTACGGTTGGACCGTGCTTTTTAATACCTTCAATACCTTTCCCACCAAGCTTTTTAGCGCCTCTGTACCCTTGACGGAGTTTGTTACCTGTCCATTGTCCTCGACCTTGGGCTGTTCCTTTCTTAAAACCTTTCTTACCCTGCATACCTGATTTCATTCCATGCATAGTACCTTGACCGAAACGTTTAACTGAGTCTGCTCCTCCTCGCATTTTAGAGGAAATTTTTCCGCCGACATTTTTCATTCCTGCCTTTGCCTTACCTAGGCTTGCCTTTGCCTTATCACTTCCAATTTTAAATTTGGCGTTAGCTGCGGCGCCTACATCCCCTACCTTTCGCTTGAGTCTTGCTAGTGGCTTATTTCTTTTGGCAGCCAATCTATCAGCCATAGAACCTCTCCTACCTACAGGCATTTTCCCGCCTGAGCCGTGTTGTATTCCTGCGGCAAACGTATTGCCTAACCCAAGGCTTCGTGCGGTTCCTTGGTTTCTTTTAGTTGTAACTTTCGCTGCGGCACCGGGAACTCCAGCCTTTGCCTGTCTTTTAAGTTTTTGAATACCCTCATCGAGAGCTTTAGCTTTTTTAATTTCCCATAGTTGGAATGCTAAGGAATTAGAAGGAATTATTGTTTTAAGTTGTTTCATTTATGCAGCCTGGCTCTGTGTATATCTAGCTACCTGAGAAGACCCAGGTCCGAATTTTACATCCTTTTTCGCAGTAGGACCGGAAGACTTTGCTTTAGCGGAATCCCCTGCAACTGCTTTGCCTACTTTGGAAACTCCTTGACCAACTTTTTTAATCGCTTTTCCACCTAAGCTAACTGTTTTTCCTGCTGCCATTGACCCTAGCGCTCCAGCTCCGTGTACTGCAGCTCCCGCTGCCTTCCCAGCTAGTTTAGTAGCTCCTCCGGCTACCTTCGAACCTGTTTGTATAGTCTGTCCCGCAAGCTTCGTGCCGTATTCTGCGGTTTTTCCTATAGCACCTGCTGCAGCTTTGGTTGCAGTTCCGGCACCTTTTAATGCGGCACCTCCCGCTCGTCCAGCGACTTCACCTGCAGTTCCGGCTCCGTAAGTTAGAGCGCCTAAAGCCGCCAAAGGAACTCCTGCTATAGCTCCCAAACCAGTACTCGACATTGCGGCTCCGGTCTTCATCATTCCCATTCCGGCAGTTCGTCCCCCTTTACCTACTAGTTTTCCTGCGCCTTTTGACACATGTCCAGCCCCCCTCATAGTGGAGCCTACGGCTTTACTTCCATACTTAGCGACTGTGCCTACGGGCTTTCCTAAAGCCTTCACACCACCCCCGACGGCACCGCCTACTTTTTGGATTCCTGTTCCGGCAATATTGGCTGTTTTTGAAACAGCTTGTCCTGTTTTTTTACTAATGAACTTACCACCTTTTTCAATACCTTGCCCTGTTTTGTCGACTCCTGTGCCCGCGGTTTGAGTTCCTCGTCCCGCGAGGTCCACAGCTCCTCCTGCAAATCTGCGTCCAGCGCGTAAGGTCTTTCCAATTATTTCATCGAATAATTCTATTTTTTTTTTGAGCGAGGTATAAGTACCTAGCTGATGGTCTAGTTGAAGTTTATCTTTTAGTCTCGCAGACATGGTTCTTATCATCCTCTTATAAGCTTGCATGTTTCCTGCTCTTTTATGTGCTATAGCTTTTTTAAGGGTGCTTCTCGAATCCTCACCTTGTTCAGATTGTGTCTCTCTTTTAAACACGGGCTGGTCAAAATTAGTGTTCTTGACGCCTCCGCTTTTTTTAATAATAGCGTCACCCCGGCGTCTATTCTTTTCACGTCCGGTGGAACTTTCTTCTACTTTCTCCCCATGAGCTTTAGCAGCAGCTCGTACCTCACCTCTTTTCGGTTTCTTAACCCCTCTGGTTGCTGTTGCGATGTGACCTTCAGCGCGAGCATCTTTGCCTGATTCCCAATCAATAGGGGAACTCCTTTGAAGCCTTCGACGGTTAGCGTTAGCTCTTGCGTTAAATCTTGCTAAAGCAGCCTCATATGCCGCTGTATCTTTTTTGTTAAGTTTACCTGTTTTATGCTTTTTAATCATTAAGGCAGCAAGTTCTTTGTTGCGTTCGTTGAGGAGTTGCTTCATAGTCTGTATTATTTAGGGGGGTTAATTTAGTTTGAAGGAACTTTTCCCTCGGGGAATACTTCGGGAGATTCTCTTAACACCTTAGCCGAAGCTAATAAATGGAAAACACCATATGCTGCAAAGTTGTCCTCAACAACTTGAAAAACTTCATAGAACAAGTTTTGAAATGCAGGCTTTATAATATCACCAGCCTGGAGAGGTCTTTGTAATTCCTGTTCTAAGTAAGCTTTATTGAAAGTGAACTGTTGGTCATTCGTAATTTCTATTCCGAATTCGGTTAAATTCTCTTCTAATGCTCTAGGGTCGTAGTGACCCCAAACTACTTTAGGGTAAGGGTCAATAGTTTTTGTACGTCGTTCATCGAATAATTCGTCAAAATTATCATCATGTACGTACTTATAAACAAGAATTTTAGAACCTGAAACTTTAATAAGTTCGTCGTCAACTGCGTTAAAGAGATTAATATCCGGATTGTTTAAATCAAATAAATTTAGAGTCCCGTCGGAATCATCTGACGTGACAATATTATGATTAAACTCGGAAATCTTTTTTTTCACCATTACTACTTTAAGGATTTAACTAACTCTTCCATTTGGGTCGACATGTGCTCCATTTGAAGTTGGATTAGTTTTACATTAGTATTTGTTTCTTGAAGCGTATTATTCATATTCTCAACTCTGATTTCCATTTTCTCAATGGAAGTTTTATTATCCATAATTTCTTGGCTATTAGCTTCAGTTTGAGCCTGAAGTGAGAATAACCAAAAAAGACAGGTTACAAAAGGAATTAACAGTGTGACCCCGGTACGGGCTACACTTTGGAATTGGGTATTAGTATTTGTCATTGCGTGTTCTTTAGTACGTTTTCGGCGTCTTTCTTTCTAGCCCCAGACTCTCTTTTAATCCGTTTAATTCGGAGTTGATTATTTCTACGTAAGTCCGCTAATTCTGCGCGCTGGCTATTTTTTAAGCCAGCCTTGTTTTTGATGTTTGCTACTTTTTGTCCTTTATATTGTTTTAGAATTTGGGATGTCCTTGTGGTTTTTATTTTTGATGCAAGCGCTAATCTTTGGGCTGTGTTTGATTTAATATGTTTAATCCTTGCCTTTGTATCTTTAACCGCTGCTATGCGATTTTTCTCTCTTTGCTCATCTCCTGTATCGGGGTCTTGGTTATCATATATTCGTGTGCCGACATAATCAGAACCCAGTTGGGTGCTTACTTTGTTTAAATTGTCTGGATTTTCAAAATGGGCTTTTAAAGCTTTCTTTTGACGAGAGGTTAGGCGTTTACCACTTTTTAACGATTTCAAACCTTTCCTCGCCGACTTACCTCCAAAACCTTCTTTATGTTTTTTTTCTTTATATGAAAGCCGGTTTCCCCCATCGACTAGTTGAGCCTTGGTTGCTTCGTTTAGATATTGTTTAAAATCCATTGTGGTATTGTTGTTTCTCATAATTAGTTACAAGGGGTTCTCTTTGCTATAGCGTCCATTAGGAAACCCTCATTGGACCAAGCGGGCTGGTCCATCCAACAGGCTGTAATTAACTCGAAGAGACCTGTGACGCTGTCTTTTCGTACGCTTCTCGATTCTTTGTAAAGACATTTGACAATTTTTCCTAAGTCCAACATAGGTATTCCTTCTGCTTTAGTATCTTCAATGCATTTTTTGGTAAGGTCACTTAGTCGGTCCTTATGTTTAGAAAAACACTCAGGGGATATATTTAACTTACCATCAAGGTTCCAAGTTCCGTAATCATACTTCATACTGCCCGCTACACAGGTTTCATCACAAAGACCTTTATAAATATCCCTAAAGGTAGACCACTTCATATCAATCGTATATTGGCTTCGGTCGGAAAAAGTGTCAATGCCTTGCCAGTCAATGAAAGGGACATGCCCCATCACCATCGTTTCCTCGCAGTTGCAAACCCAATGCCAGCTTACGATAACAGTACCCTTTATGGCGCCTGTTCGTGCATTAATGGTAGCTTTAATTCTACCGTTAATTGTTGTGCCTGCAACGCACAAACCCTCAGCGGTTTCACTTACCATGATTCTAGATTACCAGGTCGGCTCTCCAGCGTGGAAGCGAGTCATTCAGACTGTGGTTGTAGACAGGAATTCTTCCCCAGCGCCAGCTGTAAATTAGCGAATTAATAAAATTTCGAGCTGCGACTCCACCATCATTGCCGTCGATTATTCTAGGATTGGTGATTCTTAACACCCCGATTCTATTACCCGACCAACCTGTGGGGATGAGAGAATCGTCAAAAAATTCGATGTCTCCTGTGTCTTTCACTCTAATATGGACAGCTTCTTGGTCAGGGGCAATATTACCAGCCAGACCAAGACCACTAGTAGTTACAGAACTGGTATCCTGAGTGAAAGCATATGTTTGTTGTTGGTAAATACTAGGGTTACTAGATGATATATAATCGTACACGGATTGATGGGTGTACCCGAGACCCTCCAAATGGATTCCGGAAACTGTCTCGCAGGCTCCAGAGGGCGGCCAACTTCCGCTAACGCCCCAGGTAACAACGGTATATGTTGCGGTTAATTTCTGACGAAAATCAACAAGTTCATACGCAGTGCCAGTTGCGTTATAATCGACTCCGGTTACACTAGTCGTTGAGCCGGTTACAGAATAAGATACAGGAGGTGTCATACTTTATATAGTAATACGAAAAAATTTATTCCTTATTATCTGGCAGTGTAGCTCTTTTTTTATCGGGTATCACTAAATAATTATATATGCCTATTTCAACACCAAAAACATACGCCGTCGATGCTTCGGGAGAAGCTGTTGTCCTAAGTGATGGGTATACTATGCGATTCAATTGCTGGAGACCTGTTGAGTCAGGGGTCGTCCCTATTCTAATTCTGACGCCGGGAACTGGGGGGTGGAGGGATGGACCTTCAACTCAAGTACCTAGTGATGATTTTTTAGATGGAACAAGAGCACATCCGACCAAATTAGTAGAAAGCCTTTTACACGCAGGGTTTGGGGTTTTACGGTATGATGTTAGAGGTCAATCTACAGAGTGGACTCCGGGTACTATTGGAACAATGGGAGGTGCAAACGCCAATAGTTATTTCCATGCCGATAACACTCAGTATGCTATGAGCGGGGAATTCGGAGCCGAAGGCTTTAACGTAAGAGAAACTTTAGATTTTTATGAACTAAGAAGTCATGCTGTTACTGTCTCAAGCTCTAAGTACGATTCGACTAGGGTGGGCGCGTTTGGAACTTCTTTAGGGGGTACGGTATCCATGCACGCAGGAGCATTTTCCGGGAAACCTATACCGTATTCTTCAGTAGTTAGTTCCTGCGAAGGTATTGTAGACACCTCCTCCCTAGAAAGCCATGCTGGGGGTAACGATTTTCCTTGGCCGGGCTCAAACACAGCAAGACCTGACTGGGGTATTACTGATGGTAGTGCTTATCCAGAAATACAAGGTATAGCTAGCCAATCACAGCATGGGGATTACCCTCATCTTTTAGCTCCAGACGGGGTAAGAATGGGATGGGTAACCGGACTTATTAGGATTCTGCATCAAACAACTCCTGCTACTAGGGAAGTGTCTGGACCTGGTCACCTGGAGGAAGCTTTCCGTACTGAAAATATGTCCGACCCAAAAAATAATTGGCTGAATACAAATCTATGGAGGACATACATGAATGATAACCAGACATGCCCAATGTTGATGCAGTTCTCTTATGATGACCGCCAAAAATCCGTAGACCTACCTTTAAAGTGGATGGATATGTATAAAGGACCTAAGTATTTTAATTGTACGGGAGGACACCATGGGGGTCCTGATTGGACTTCTGAAAATAATTACAAAACCGACCTTATTGTTCAATTCTTTAGGAAACATGTAAAAGGAGAAACCACTGCCTTTCTCCCAAAAACAAGTTATCGTTACATGAAAACACCAGAGGATTATAACAGCTATCGACAGGAAGGATATGTGCCAGAGGCTCTTGAGCTCAACACTTCATCAGCGCCCACAGAAGTGCCCACACCGTTCGTTTTAGTAGCTTCAGGGGGAGATTATCACTTAGTGCAGAAAAACCCCTCAGACGTCTCCGCAACAGCTCCTACGGCAGTCGCTAATGTTGTGCAAACGCTGAACTACGAAGAAGACGGAACCGGGCATAGCCCTGTGAGTACTATATCTAATCTAGTAGATTATTTATGCACAACTAGAAGTTCACTTAAATCCCAAGCAGTGTTGGATGATGGGAAAGGGAAGACGGACGGCTCTTGGTTTACCGTTTGTGCCACTGAATTTTACAGTGAAGAACTTTCAGAGGATATAACAATACTAGGTCCTGTAAGTGGGTATTTTACGGTATCCTCAGATACTAGTAGCAGTCAGTTCGCATACGATGTTCTTGACTATGCGCCATCAACGGCAGTCATGTACCAATCTTCGTCATGGTCAGATGGAGGGATATTAACAGAAACGATAAATCCTAGGTCTATCGCAATAGGTTACCAAAGTTTCCACAACACTACGGACGCAAGCGCAATCACAACAAAAGCAGGGTTTCAATACTACACATTCAGGAAAGGACATAAGATTGGAATCCGGCTTAAAAACCATACGTATTTCGGACCTGTACTTAAAGAAAACAATAGCACCTCATGTTTTCAGGTTGCTCCTATTATTGGAGACTTTGACCTAGATGTTATTTTAAGCGAAGCGGTGAGCTATATTATGCTCCCGGTTTTGCCGGATGTTGCTCCAGTGCCGGAGGCGTTCAAAGGTGGAGGTTGGCCGAGAATGCGGGATGTTCCTCTTGTTTAAGTGACAAGATAGAAGAAGAGCCCGTAAAATAGCGGGGGACACACAAGGAACACAAAGTATAGAACCTCTATACAGAGGCGTCGAAAATTTTTTTTATTACAAATCTTGCTCATCAGATATAAGAATAAAGCGAGGGTGGGATATGCCACTTCTTTGTCCCCAATCGCAATGAGAGAGGATAAGTAAAATTAAAATCCAAGATATTAGGAACGCTATCCTACTTTTGTTCTTTTCCTTCATTACCTAGGGTCACGTGTACAATCTCAGACATGAGCTCTACAGGGTCCTTCGGCTCTTTCGTATCGACAACAGTCTTTAGGATGCCAGACAGTTGGGTTACAACCAAAGTAACAAGGGTAGCGGCTACTGCTATAGAGTCAGTATCTAAAACTGACATTGAAAAGAGGAATGCAATCGTGCATGTGCACAAATACAGTGCTCCGAATACCGCGAGGTGTTTTCCGGCTCGTTCCTTAGCGGTTTCAGAGGCTTTAATAGTTGAGATTTCACCTTGTAACCTAGATTGCAATAACTTTATCTCACCCTTGATTTCGGCTTTACGTAGTGCGATAGCCTCTTTGGTGCTTCCTAGGAGATGAGCTTCCTTGCTTGCTCTATCCCCATTGTGCTGAGGAGCAGGATTATTACCATTAGTCTTCTCTTTCTTAGCCACTTCCTCTTCTCTCATCTTTATCGCTTCTTTCGGAGTGAGTGGGTCTAGGGGTAATTTCCCATTTTTATCTTTGTTTACGTTATAATCAGCCATATGTTATTTAGTAGGGTAACGTAACAATGCGTTACCTTAGAGAAAAAATTAAACTCGACCGGTTATTTGGAATTTATTTTCTATGTTTTTAGTTTGATTTTTTGATTGGTATCTTTGTGTGTTTCTTTGGTACCTATTGGCACGTTGTTGCTTCTGAATAGGTGAGAGCTTCTTATCCGTCTTAACTGTGAAATCTTTAACACCTTGCTGGGTCTGCAAGCCTGACTGTCTTCTGTTAGCCATGCCGAGAAACTCTTTTAATATACCTTTTTTCCACATATATTATTTAGGCTTCCGCCTCCCCTAAAAACAAAAAAAAGAATTAGCTTTTAGGAGCTTTGTAAACGTGTACCTTTTGGTCTTTTCCAAGAGCAGCTCGTATCATGGCTCGGGTATTCCCGGCTACTAGAGCTCTTTTTTTAGTTTTTCCTTTCCCACTAGTTCTGATAATTGACGGTTCATCTTTTCCGGATTTTACCAGGTTATAAGCTCGTCTTCGGTCTTTCTTGCTTTTACCGTGGTCCCTAGCTTTCCTTATAACTCTTGACAGTTGTCCTTTCTTAATCCCAGGTGCCTCGGACGAGCCGGATAGACCTTTCCCTTTTAAAGATTTAATTGTAGTAGTGCGACCTTTCTTGGCTGCTGTTATTTCCTTATCAGTGTCCCCGTGTCGAAAGAATTCATCTCGTTCTCTTTCGAGGTCAATCTCGCATAGGAGTCCCTTTTTCCACATATATTATTTAGTATTTTTTTTTTAGGAGTCCCTTAAAAAATTTAGGAGTCCCTTATTAAGATTCATCATACTGATACATATGGCGTATAGGGGGGTCTGAGCCTCAAGTGTTGATTAGAATCGTCCGCTCGGCATAATAAATACCATTTAATACTTGACAGAGCCTATACGCTATGTTATAATATACACATAATGAAATCTCTCTCTCACAAAAATAAGTTCTCAGCGATGGAATTCGCAAGACAAAATTCAGATATCGAATGCGTACTATACGCTAAGGTAGGTGTTCTAGGTGAACACCAAACTACACCTCGAATATTAAAAGAGGGTAGCTACGGTTACCTAGACTGTGTCTGCTCTCTTAACGGTTGGTCTCGTACAAAGACTAACATCGTTACTAAAAGTTTCTTCGAAAAGGTCTTGACAGCAAGCTAAGGCTCTGTTATAATATAGACAATGAAATCAAACACCAACCTAACAGTAAAGGACGCTTGCGAAGCAGGTATCCCTGTATGCCTTCCCAACATACTCGATGAGCATTTCGCACTTATCAAAGACGGAGTATATCCCGATATTGCGCTTAGTATTATCGCAACCCATATTGCCACCGAGCATAACCTAACCCAAAAACAAGGGCAAGATGTTGCTCGTTTCACATTTAACAAATTAGGTGTCATAGTATGAGCGATTACAACATATATGAAGATAGCAATATAAACATGGTAGGAACATTCGATAAGCCCTCCGATATGTTTCTTCTAAAAGGCTTAGAATTAGCAAGCCAAGAAACAATGGCTATGGCTTTCCACCTTATAGATGCCAAGAATTACAAAGACTTAGAAACCGCACAGATGGCTGATGTTATCATGCTTGCCACTTTGTTGGAATTTTTCAAGGATAACGGAATTAGGGATATACATCGTGTTATTGATATGCCTATTAGTTACTATGAAAGGTGGAATCAAGAACTTCGGAGGGCTGAGGACGAAGGCTTATTAAAAGAACCTGATGATGGTATCAGCAAGCAAGAGTTTGACGGTATGATGGACGGTTGATTTTCATTATCGTGTTGGGGTTCACGTTAAAAAGCCCCACCTTTAAAACAACTAAGAGAGAGAGGCAACGTCACCCATAGGTCATCCTAGGTCGGAGATATCCGTAATGAGCCTTGAACGTTGGAACGCCGTAGGCAAGGAAAGAAATCCTCTCTCTCTTTTTACTTGAAAAATCGCGCAGCGTGCAGGCGTCTGCCATTTTGGCAGTTTCGACCAGTTGGGGACAAATAAAAGTTTTTATTGTTTTTTACTTGACAGAGTGCTTAGGCTATGGTATAATATACGCATAATGAGTTACAATTCTACTACTGTTCCTGTGTCCGTTGAAGAACGCCACAACCTCTCTCTTTCACTAGGCAAGGCTTTTGCGCAATCTTACGCACTACACCCATCGTGTGAGTTTACGACTCAACTTTTGGATATGTATCGTGAATCTCGCCGTATGGTGGATAATGAAAAGCCTCATGAGGGTCGTTACGGTGCTTTCGATGCTTACCTTATGACCCAAGACCAATACGTAGCATAATGCCTTTGCCTCCTAACCTTAGCAAGCCTGTATTTCAACTGTTCCCTCATTTGGTGGGACAGGTAACAAGGTACGAATGCGTAACCTGTGATAGCAAAATCACTGATGACGGTTTCAAAGATGAAATTAGCATTAAGGAATATGGTATTAGCGGAATGTGCCAAGAATGCCAAGATAGCGTATTCGGAGGGGATGAGGAGGAGGAGTTGTAGTCTGTCATTTTGGCAGACCGGTGCAAATTTTTCCCATTTTTTACTTGACAGGAGGCATAGGCTATGGTATAATATACGCATAATGAAAATGACTCGCTCACACTTCCAAGCGTTGGCTACAATGACTGCCGACATCATCGTGGCTTTGAACGCCACCAAAGACCAAACCATTATCATCATGGACGAGGTCATTGCTGTTTGTAAAAAAGCAAACCCAAATTTTGATTCTATCCGTTTCGATGATTGGGTACAGGATATTTTGATAAATAATTCCTAAAAAAGGCTTGACATAGCCTATCAGATATGTTATAATATAATCATGAAATACCTCATCAATCTCTACTCACAGTTTGTCGCTAAACGCTTCGAGCATCTTTACCACACTTCTTACAATGTTCGCCAAGACGAAAAGGCAGAGCGTGTCCTAGAACACTATCGCTCAATCCGTCGCTTGTTGCCTCTAGAGCGTTGTGGAAACCATTGGGGAAACCACAAAGGCTCAAACAAAAAGCCTTTCTTGGCTACGCAAGGAGTTAAATAATGGAATAACTTCTAGCGCAAAGCGCGAGGTTATATTCTCGCGTGGGGTTGAGAGTCCCCGAATAGGTAGCATGCTACAATCACGATGCCTTACGAAACTCTCACTCTTTATCCTAAACCCTCTCCCGCCGTCATTAAATTGGCACAGGTTCTCGAGGGAGGGGTAAAGTTTTTGCCATTTTGGCAGTTCGCTGCACCGCGCAAAAACTTTGCGACATCCTAGAATATTTACCATTTTATTATTGACAGAACGCGACCGCGTTGTTATAATATGTATAATGAAATCAAGTCCTAAAATCTCTAATGCTTCCAAAATGCCATGTAAGTCGTGGTCGCTTCCTGCTTGGGAGTCATGCCCAAGTGCCAAAAAATCGGACGGTTCGCCTGTCGATGCTTGTAACTATTGCTATGCCCTTACGGGTGCGTATCGCTTTCCTGCTACGGTAGCGAGCCGAGCGCATAACATGGAAGATTGGAAATGCGATGATTGGGTCGAGGTTATGGTTAAAAAAATTGGCAAGGCTAAGTATTTTCGTTGGTTTGATAGTGGGGATTGTTACGATACAAAGTTAGCGTATAAAATTTATACGGTTATGGGCTTAACACCTAACTGTAAGCATTGGTTGCCTACGCGTATGTATAAAGATTCTAAGTTTGCCGACGTGTTCCGTCGCATGAATGAGTTAGAAAATGTGGTAGTGCGCTATTCTAGCGATTCTATTAACGGTGCTATTGTAATGAGCAACTCTGCGCCTACTTCCACCATTATACAATCCGCCGATGAGTTTAAGCCGAGCAAGGGTGAAAGTTTATGCCGAGCGTTTACG